TTTCGACTTGGCTTTGTTCAATGAAACCACCGAACTTAAATTGTGCCTTCGGATAAGCTTCCTTCGGGTCAAAAGAAATCTCAGTTACGCAGAGTTCAGGCGGGAAACCCTTCGACGACAGAAGTTCACCATACTGCCGGAACTGTGTAAGTGCAGCAGGTGTAACCTGGAACAGGTACACTTCCGGTTCAGCACTATGGTCGTCAGCAGAGATAACAGCCAGTCGCTTCTGGTCAGCGCAAGCCTTCATCTTGGTGCCAGCATCGGTGATCTTGCTACCCCAGGCATTCTGTGGGCAGGTTGCGCAAAGTTGACCTTGCGGATCAGCAGCGTCGTTAGCTGGTCGGATACCGTCGTTAGAGTAACAGTCCGGCTTACGCTCAGCATTCTCAGCCTTTGGGTTATACGCACCCTTATAGAAGGACTTGGTAACGTTCGGGCTAGCACCGACGATGACTGCACGGAGTACGTTATCCGGCAGCACAGTTTCGGTTGAGCCTTCACGAATACGGAAACGACCGCCACGAATAGAGATACGCTTAAAGCCTGCACCGCCGCTACCTGCTGCGATACCGGAAGTCATTGCGCCTGCAAGAGCAGACGGTCCGCCCAAGCGGTCGCTCAAGTGAGCAGGCAGTTGGACATTTGTAGGAACTAGAGCACTCATGGATTACCTCTCGCTTGGTTTGCGAATGTTAATAGTTTGGGCAGTAAACCAGTTAACCCCTGGGGGTACCGGCTGATCGGCATCAAGGATTTCCCTGATACCTGTTTTAGATACGCGCTTCTCAAGAAGATGCCACGCGTTGTTCTCTCGAACATAGTCTAGCAGGGCATTCATATCCGACACGGTGGCCTGCTCCACCTGTGTAGTGTACGCTGTACCAGCGTCAGTGTTGAAGGCTTTGACTCCATCAGCAAGCATCTTGGCTTGGAGCCAAGCTTCTAATTTCTTAAGCTTATCATCGTAGACCTTCATCTCAGCTTTATGAGTAGCATCCTTCTGCTGTTTCTCATTCCGCATCTTGATATAGGAAGCAATGATTGTATCTACTGTAGGTTCAGTCACCCCTTATCTCCTAGAATATCTAGCAGGATGCCCTGCAATTTCTGTTTATTCTTTAGCCTCTCAAACATGCGCCGCTCCAGATCGGTAGCAGCAATGTGGATAACGGAAGTGGTGTGCTTCTTACCGATACGTTCTGTGCGTGCATTAGCCTGAGTGTACTGTTCATTAGAAGTGATTGGTCCATACCATATAATAGCCTTTGCTGACGTTAATGTCAAGCCGTGAGCCATAGTAGCAGGGTGAGCCAGAAGCACTTCGACCTCCGATCCATTCTGGAACTCGTTAAAAATACGAGAGCGCTCACCGAGAGAAACTGAACCATTAACGACTTCTACTTTATACTTTCGTCCAAGTTCTCTTTTAAGCATATCTAGTACGCCTGTCAAGGGTACAAATACAATAGCTTTGCCCCCCGATTGTTCAATACAGTCTAGCAGTTCGCTAACTCTAGCTTTACAGTCTAGTTCAATTGGTTTACCTTCTTCATCATAGGCTACGCCACAAGCGATCTGCACTAGCTTCTGTGTCTTTACAGCTTCGTTAGCTGCTGTGATTTCTCCGGCCTCAGCCTCAGCAACAAGGTGCTTTTGCATGGCCTTATAGGCTTTGGACTGCTCAGCACTTAACGAAACTGTGCGCGTTTGGTATGTAACTTCTGGCAGATCAACGCAGTCTGCCAAGTCAAAGCGAATTGATGGAACCAGAACTTCAGCAACCGTCTCGGGCGAGTTCGGACGCGGCACCATCTTCCATTTGCCAAGCTTCATCATGACGCGGTCACGGAAACCTGAGTATGTGTTGTCTAGCTTGGGGCTGCCCACAAGTTTAGCCAAAGCCCATGCGTCCGTGGGCTCATTCGGTGTAGGTGTCCCTGTCATAAGCCAGAGACGGCAATTCTGATTAGCATCCATATACCTACGCAATGCCTTGTATCGGTCAGTGCTTGGGTTACGGAGGGCTGCTGCTTCGTCGACGATGATTAGGTCGAATATACCAGCGGCTTCGGCTGCGATAATCTCGAACCCATCGTGGTTCACGATGCAGAAGTCGGCCCCTTCATGCATAAGTTTCTTACGCTTCTCCGCAGTACCGTGCAATACAGCATACTGGCGCTTAGTAAAGCTAGCAAAGATAGCGTCTCCCCATACCCCATTAAGTGTGGATAGCGGAGAGATAATTAGCACACGTTTAATTGCTCCGATTTCCATGAGATAATCAGCAGCCCATAATGCAGCTTGCGTTTTACCTGTACCCATAGAGTTAAGCACGATGCACTTCTTATGCATCGTGAGAAAAGCAGCCGTGTCCCTCTGATGGGACATAGGTTTAAATCTACCCGGCCACTTATAATAGTGCAGGATTGGGGATGGAATGTTGTACCCCAGGTTCCGAAGAACTTGTGCCGTCTCCAACGTATGCGGCAGCAGAGCTAGGGTATCTTTTGCAGGCTTCGCCATTGGGATCGCGTCCAAGATCGCCTGCCGATCTTCCGACGCTATAACTACCACCTTCTTGTCTTCGACTACGAGTATTGACAATCCACTGTCTCACTTCTTCGATGGTAGCTTTATCATACACCAGGAAGAATTTGCCCCCGGCGTTCTCGATTTGTTCTTTGCAGCGTTCTTGAAGCGCAGTCATTTTGCACTTCTCGTCAGCTTTACATTCAACACCTAAGAACAAGCCGCATACAATTCCGACTCGATCAGGTATTCCTGCTACTCCGTAAGGCCCAGCCTGAGGGCTGTAATACCACACTCCCTCAGTCTTGAGCATCTTATCAAGAGCAGATTTAACTTTACTCTCTGGCGTTGCCATTGTCAAGACCTAAGATTATGTGGTTCAGTGTAAGCTGCCCCTTCTTCAGCTAAAGTATCTTGGCTAGCTTCACGCAGCATACCAGCAAACATCGGCAGGCCCATACTGGCAAGGGCGGCAGCCATAACTTCAACACGTTCCTTCAACGACAAAGGCTTAATAGCCTTCATAACCATGGACTTAGCGGTGTCCTTAGCCGGGCGCTTATAGCCCGTCGTACTCTTGTTCGTATGTGTCATCTGATTTCTTTGCCTCCGTAAGAGCGGACAAGAACCACTCAAGGCGTACAATTCCATAAGAGATAAGCGAAGCGAGGCCCCAGTTAAGCGCCTCAGCATCTAGCAGCAAGGCGGTAAGCAGCCCTCCTACTGATAGGGTAAGCAAGCAGTATGCAGTAACTCGCCAAGGATTAATTCGTTTTATTAGCTCAGTCATATTACCCTCTAGCTTGCGAACTGGTGCAAGTATTTTTCAACTCACACCAGTTGCAATGAAAGCCCGGCTTAGCTTGCCAGACATTTTCTTCTTTGGCCTCCTCTACTCGCTCGACTTTAGTCATGAGTTTGTTAAGGATGCGTTCGTAATCATCCTCACGTGTGAACTCATACTTGTCGGTCGTATCCTCCTTAAGCCAAAGGAAAGCCGCTTTCGTCGACTTGATCTTCGGATAGTACGTGAACTGTGTCAGCGCTCCCAATTCCAGTTGAAAGGGCTTCGGCCTCCGCTTGCCCGTCTTCCAGTCCAGCAGAGCCGCAGTTGTCTCCGAATACAGCCCCACATCCGCTTTGACACGGAGAAAGGCATCCTGGTGCCACCAATCGCATGGTTCTAACTCCTTAGTTAGAGCAAATTCTTGCTCGGGTTTTACAATTAATCCACTGTTTGCAATAGCTTCACACGCACTCTCTGCTTTAGCAAGGTGCGGCGGTAGTTTGCTGCCGTCAAGTAGCCGATCTTCTAGAAACTTGTGGTCCCTAGTACCGGCTAATGACGCCTCGCTATCTTCAGGTTTAACGGACTTCTCCACCTTAAGCGCATTATATCGCTTAGGACAAGTGTCGAATAGTTCAAGTCCACTGAATGAGTGCGATAGTTGTTTCATTACAAGTCTAACGTTTGGTCAAGCAATTCAGCATAATTATTAGTCCTAGTTACAAGATCAGTTGCAACCTCAGCATATGGATCGGAAGATGATACATAAGGCATTGGACCTTCTTGTGTTGTTGAGACTTCAACAGCTTGCTTCATTCGGTTACGCCAATTACGTTGATTAATTCTATGTTGTTTTTCTTTAGTCTTACGTAGTCGTTCTACTTGCTCAGGATCAAGCGCACTAGCACCGAAGTCATACATTGTTTGGTGTTTACGATGTTGTCGTTCTTGTTCCTGTAACATATACCCGGTTACTCTATTAAGCAAACTGAACGATCCGTATTGAGTAGCCTGAATCCATTCATTTTCAGAGAGCGGCCAATCAGGCGGTGGCGTAGGATCAATAGGCGTACGTCCTGTAGCAACAGTGTCAACGTACTTACCGGTTTTATTGTCGACATACCCTTTGATTACATCAGGTGTATTACGAGTCACTTCTTGCTCGTATAGTCTATCGAGCAAGATTCTAGCAGCTTTGATGTTCTGTGCTTTAGTTAGTGCGTCAACATCTTCAGGCTTACGGACATAATCCATATCTTCAACAGAAAATCGAGCACTCCTTATCACATTATTACGCATACGTCGTTGCTTTGATTGTTCGTACATGATTTACCTCATGTTCTTATTATGTTCTTTAGCACTATAAAAGTCAACCTGTTTTGCGTCGCTCTTGCAGCCTTTCAGCAACAGGTTTTAGCAACGGACCCTCAGCCCAACAAGTAATTCGCCTATTAGTTTCCTTGGGTGTAAAGTATCTAGGATAAGCAGACACACTACGATCATTCGGACTGTCTTCTAGGGTTACAGCACACCATCCTTGGTCGCCGTTCATAGTTTCCCACCGCAAAACATACGGCTGGTTATCCACATCGAAGCCAAATAAATAGTTGTCTTTATTCTGCATGTCCTTAGGCGGAGGCCATGACTTAGTTGTAAATTCATACGGCTTAAGTTTCATAATGAAGTCCTTCCTTTGTAGATATCACATATTCTCTGCTCTGATATTTTATATTCTACAGATAATTTTTTCCCACTTTCGCCGGCTGTTCTACGTTTACGTATATCTGCAACCTGTTCAGCGTTCAGTTTCTGGTGTCGTCCTCTACACTGTAATATCATGTCTTGCATATTGCTACTAGGTGTGCCCCAATATAGATTAGATAGGCTATTGTTTGTAGTGTCAGGTGTGATGTGTAGAGCTAGCATACCTAAAGGTCTAGGACTAATAAATGTGCTAAGAACTAAGGCAGCTACGTCCATATCCCATCTGGGGATTGTGGAGAACCGGACCTTGCTGCGCTGAGCAGATTTCCTTTTACTACCGGTCCGCATAGGCTTTAATATACGCATAGTCCTTTTATTACGGACTCTACCTAAAGTAGATACTTCATATGAGGGGTGCGGAGTATTTTTCCATATCTCGGTTACTTGCATTGGCCGTAGTCAGCTCCACTCTTAGCTTCGCAAGCTACAGGCAGACCGGGAAGCCATGCTACAGGTGTTGACATGGTGGTTTCAATAAACGCCTTAGCTTCATCTACGACACTCGTCAATACCACGCTAATGATTTCGTCATGGCACTGGTGAGCAACGCCGTAGACGGCACCAATAGTCACTAGGTACTCAACGATGACCCCACGTGCAAGGGCCTGGATAATGTTTTCACATAGCAGACCACTGTAAATTTTAGTGGGCTTACCTCGCACGAAATAGCGTAGCTCGGTATCGCCTGCTTCAGTCTTGTGCTGTTGCAAGCCCGGATAGTATAACTCTGCACCGTTCGGTAAGATAACGGTTTCGCCTTCATAACGTATGTTAAACTCTTGGCTGATATATCCCGATCCACCAATGACCATATGGTCAAGAGCCTTGCCGCAAGTACGCCAGAACTCGGCGATCTTATTGTTTTTCTTACGATAAAGCTTAACGATACGTTGCGCTTCTTCAAGTGTGATGGTTAGCCCTCCTACGCCATCTTTGTTAGGGCCTTGACGTAGTGTCTCACGTAATTTAGCCGCCCCTGTATAATATCCAAGCCCTAAGATACAGGTCTTACCAAGGAAGCGTTCCATTGGGTCGGCTTTAGTAATAAGTTTATTATAGACTTCCGTAGCAAAGGCGCAGTACGGGTCGCCCTTGGTCGCAAACAGTTCAACCAGATCAGACTGGCCAGCAACCAAGGCCAATACCCGCGCTTCGATTTGGGACAAGTCAGAAGCGATAACAGTATAACCTGCCGCCACTTCCATAGCTAGGCGTAGCTTACCACCACGCTTAAGGTTCTGAGGGTTAACCTTATCCCCTCCACTGAAACGACCGGTGCCAGCGCCCCAGTAATTAAGCATGATGGGAAACAAACCACGCTCAGCAATACCGATGAACCTCTTAGCACGAGTCTCTTCAATAGTAGTCTTAACCCCAAGTCTACATGCAGCAAGTGCTTGCACCCTAGGGTTATCATGTTCTAGCAGTTCTTTCATGGCCTTGTCGGTCTTAGCGAAAGCATAGGCCATCTTAGCTTTCTTTACAGACCACTTCATCGGGGGATCAACCCCTTCTGCAATTAGAAGTTCTGCGAACTTGTCATCAGACATGAACGCATCACGGTTCTCCTGATTAGCAGCAGAGATCAGGGCCTCCTTATTATCTACGACTTCTTTATAGTGAGCCTGAACTAGCGATTTGTTCAACCGAAACTTAGGTTCCGTGAACATACGAATGGTCAGGTCTATGCATTGGGTTTCTAGGGGGGTCGTATCTTTAGCAAGTATCTTGAACAGGGAGTAGGTAAGTTCAATATCGTTGTTACAGTATATACCATAGGCTTTTATCTGAGCAGGAGTGAAGTCCGCTCGCCGCTTACCTTTCGCATCGACTACTGCCGTACCCTTTTCGCCAAGCTTATAATGCTTAGCAAGGGTGGCGAGCGAAACTCCGATTGTTTTCAGGTGCTTAGGCCGGGCCATAGACATTGTATCGAGCCACAACTTAGGCTTACGGTCTAACACCCATGACATAATAGCCCCATCAAAGGCAGTATTATGGCACAATACGGCGTCTTCCGACCAGTTGATGTGCTGGTCGAGAAATGAAACTACTTCAGCGTGTGTCCCGCTAAACCACTTGCTATCAGCCTTCAAAGCTGACTTAATCGACACACCGATAATCTCGAAGCGTGGATCGCGGATGTACGCCTCAGTAGTCATTTTACTGAGGCTGTACTCGTTGTCGTAATACGTCTCAAAATCGACACCAATTACTCGCAAAGGGAAGCTCCGCTATAGGCTTAAGGAAACTACATGCCCATTGCAGTGTGGGCTGCCGTCAATTGCGGCAGCTACAGCTTCTTCTGCTGTAGCACCCATGAACATGGCACCGTAAGCGAACGGTGCACCTTCACCTATAGCATAATTATTAGCACCGTGCAAGTAAGGAATGGGCAAATCTTTATAGCGGAGCAGCCCTTTCTCCTTAGTTAAGAGTAGCAGGGTACCGCCTGTGTTAAGCGGAAACTCCTCTGGCGTGCATCCTTGCAAGGTCCATTGCTGGAAGGCCGCTACTGCTTGTAGTGGTCCCACTGCTCCAGCTAGACTGGAAGACAGCCTCCAAAGCTTGTTGTATGGATAAGCCAAATCGCATTGCGAGTTGGAATGCATCGTTTCGCAGTTCACGTGGGAGTCCGCTGCTAAAGTGCCATTCCGGTGGACGATCACACTCATCGTTAAGCCTTACAATTTTAGTTATTATTTCTTTACCGGACTTAGTATACACACCTTCCACAATTTTGCAAGGGGTAGCATTCCGCCAATTTACATCTTCCTCGTCAATAGCAAGCTTTACACGAGTCAAATGGGTAATAGCTTCAATATAATTATCGAATGATCGCTTCCATTCTTTGGATACGACCTCCCAATTTGTAGCCCAACCATACCCGTTGGAGTTAGGCACTCCAATTGGCTCAGCTACTCGTTTACCGTACACTATATAGCAGAACGGCTTACCTTTAGGTATTTTCTGCTTGCAGAATAGCCGCTTTCTGCGGCTATTACAAGTACGCAACCTCATTAGTGCGGCTTTCTTTGCACAAATCCGTTGTTAGCGCCGACGTATTTCTTAGCCTTCTTGCCCTTAGCAACGACCAGTTTCTCCACAACAATCGTAACAGGTGCAGCCTTATTATGGTTCTGGTTCTGCTTGTCCTTGTTCTGATCGTTATGATTTTGGTTCTGTTGTTGCCTATCCTTTTGCTCGTTGCCATCGCGCTGCTGGAACTTGGGGTCAACTTCCTTACCCTTGTTCTTATTTTCATCAGCCTTGGCTTGCAGTGTGCTGTTCTTAAGCTTGAGCTTCTTCTCGGCTTCAGCTTCGCCGGCAGCGAACGCCTCGTCGAGCAGACCGGCAGCCTTAGCGGCAGCCTTCATCTTCTCAAAGCCACGCTTCGTTGCTTCGACGCACTTGGTATGGTGTGCCAGCCACTTGTTTTCTTGTGACAAGCGGAAATTAATTCGGCTATGCAGCTTGTCTTTAAGGCATACTTCCGAGAACATCTGTTGAACACGAGACAGCGCAGCAACATCAGCTTTAGACTTGTTGAGTGCTTCGGTAGCAATCTGGTTAAGTTCAGTACCGGAGGTACCCAGTTGGTATGCGGCATCGAGTTGCTGCTTAAGCACTTTAGCTTCGGCCTTATCGTAAGTGTCGAGCGTGGTAAAGTTAAACATTGATTGTTCTCCTATAAATTCAGCTTAGCGATAGTAGCTTGAGTAACGAGTTGACTCATGTCAATCTCTTTCTTTTCAGCCTTGGGAGCAGGCGGACGACGAACACGCTTAAATGGTACACGATTAAGTTCTTGCTTCATCCATTCAGGAATGTAAGACATAATAGCCGGACATTCCTTGAGCGCAGTTTGCAGCGTTCGATGTTGACCCAAGAACTCACGCATAGTTGTAACAGCTTGTGTTACCTTATAATCAAGATCGGCGTGTTCTTTAGCGATTGTATATAGCTTCTTAACGAAGTCACCCGCCGGACCTTGGGGCACTTTGTCTGTGTTCTCAAGCCAAAGGTACAGTACATTAGAGCTCCATGTAGCAGCATTAGCAAATGGGATAGTCATACCTGACCAAGATTCTCCAAGTTTATACCAGTCTTCTTTAAGGGATAGCCTTAGAGTCGGAGTATAACCTCCGTTATATTGCTTTCCATCACGGTTAATATCCACCTTGATGTACATCTGTTTGGTCCTAGGCTGGTGCCAAGGTGGCAAGGCTTCAATAATTTTCTTATTGTTTTCGCGAGAAAGAAGCCAAGAGTACACTTCGTCACCAACATCAGGTACGTCAATAACTTTTTCTAGTAAGCCAAGACGCTCATGGTTAAAGACTTCGTGAACTTGACTTACAATACCTTCCACGTTATCAGGTGTTAGATTAATGATAGCCATTGTTTCCTCAGCTTGTGTGAATTTCTTTACCGAACGGAGCGCCAGTTGCTTTAGACTCCATAATGCACCAGATAACTGGGTAATCAGGCTCGAATGAACCGAAGTCTCCGCCGAAGAGTAGATCGGTGGCAATGATGCAGTGTTGCGGTTCGATACCATGTTCTTCAATGTAGTCAAACACGCATCCAACTGATGTGCCGCCACGTCCATAAGCTCGGACATTAAGTTCATCATCCGGTTCATAAACCTCTACTTTTTTGACGTTAGTATCCCAGTAAATCACATGAGTTTTCTCTGGTCGGAGCACTCGCATAGCACGCTCAATCTCATTGGCGCAACGGGCCACCATTTCATTACTCGTGGAACCAGAACAGTCGATGGCAAACACAAGGTCACCCATCTTTTCGCCATACTTACCCGGAAGCAGAACATCTAGTGATGCAGTACGTCGGTTACGCTTAGCATAAGTCCGATCATCACCTTTATTTGATGTAATCTCGTTAAAGATTTCATCTTCCCAAGCCACGGTTTCGGATGTGATTTGGTCAATGAAGATGTCCAAACTGCCCGGCATTTTGCCAGCTTGCTTAGCTACTTCCTGTGCTCGTGCTAGTTTACCTCGCCATTTGTTAGCAAGCTCTTGAGGCGAAGCCTTACATGCACCTTCACCGACCTTGAAGTCGTCCATCGCTTGACGTTGATCGTTTTTAGGAAGCAGATCGTAAACCCTATGCACAAGCCCTTCTGCTTCTTGGTACAAATATGGATCATAGATCAAATCCTTAGGCATTGTACCTACATTATTGTCAACAAGCTGTTGGTTGACAATGATATCACAAGCCACGTTCCAGCGCATAGGATCACGATCACCTTTACGAGTAACATGGAGCAGCGCAGCATGTAGAACTTCGTGACCTGTCACAAACACAAGCTCATTAAGCGATAACGATTTAACGAAGTCGGGATGGTAGAACAAGCCTTCGCCATCAGTAGCAGCAGTTGGTGGATTAAGCGTGCTATCAATCTTAATAGGCATACCGAAAGCTAAGTCACCCCAGAAGGGGTGACTCGACATAAGTTCAGTACGAGCCCTGCGAATTGCACGCATCGCAGCTTCTTCTTGTTCTTGTTCTTGTTTCTTTTTATCAGTCACTATTATCGACTCCATGATTAGCGACTAGTTCTGTAAGCTTGGCTTGCACATCGCACCACTTAAAGAACCAAAAGATATTGCCAACTACTGCCGCAGCAGCAACACCAAGGATATAGTTGTTAAGTTCCATACATGATGGAGCAGTTAGCCAGTTTAGCATTTGCAAATTATCCAATGCCATGAATCATTTCCTGACTTCTCATCGCCCAATCTTTGAAGGCAGGACTGGTCTTAAGTTCTGGCTTCTCACGAGTGCCAAGCTTGACGACCATAGCTGCCAAGTCAGAGCCGCCAAGGCGTTCAACATACTCAAGTGCATTGCTAAACGTATCCTTGTCCATGCGCTTAGACACAGCAACCGCCGTGTGATATTGCAAGTCGAGTTCCAGGTCCACAGATGCTTCCTTCGGATTCTTCAGGATGGCATCAATGTCCGGAATCTTGTTATGAACTTGGCAATACGCCCAGAACTTAGTACCCATAGCCATACCAAGTTCGCCCATAATAATAGCTTGAGCAAACTTCTGATAGATATCCTGAGTGTCCGGGGTATCGAGCGAGTCGATATAGGCCATACGAGTGCTAAGCGCAGCCCAAGTACGAGAAGTCGGACACTTCGGCAGCTTCGGATCGAACTGATTCAGTGCATCACGATATTGTTGGATGAACGAAACAATACGAGCGTCAATACCATTAGGAATAGCGTAGTCATTGATCCACGCCATCGTGTCCGGTTCAATATTGATCGGCGTCAGACGGTCAGCCAAGTGAGACAGCATACGAGTAACACCAGCGTTATCTTCGATCCGATTACCCGTAGCAACGATCATCACCCCTTTTGGAAGGGGGTGGCCACGAAGATTACGTGCTTGGATCAGGTTAGCAAGTGTTTGCTGCATCAACTTATCGCCCTGCATAGCGTCGTCAAGACACAGGATGCCTTGATATTCAGGGTCCATCGGGAACCAAACCGGCATAGCATAATCCGTCTTGGTAACTTGGCCTTCCTTGCGGATCAGGTCAGGGATACCGCCGACTTCATCAGCTGGCATAGTGGGGTTGACTTCGATGTAACCAATGCCGAGTTCGTCGGCAGCAGCCCGGACCATAGTTGTCTTACCGACGCCTGGGGGGCCACGGAATAGGAGCGTTCGGTCGAACGAGCCGGACTGATAAAGACCGGTGATAAGCTTGGTCCCTTCAGAAGGAGAGAGGACGATTGCGTCAGTGGTTTCGGAAGCAAGAATCTTTTGGTTGGTTCGTGCCATTGTGTGTTTCCCTTTTGTTTATAGAACTTAGATTTTGCATGTGGAGTTTTCAAGCCGATAGAGTTAGTCCCTACTCGTTTATCACGAGCATGGTCCCTCTCTGATTTGCCGCGTCGTAAAGTTCGGCTCATGAAGAATTAGCCAAAGCCTTAACCTTGGTCCCTAGAACTTGGTCCTTTGGTGTAATACGGACAGATTGCGACAAAATAATGTCCTTTCCGTATCCGTTCTTCAGCAACCATTCCAAGCTTGCACCCTCAGTGCATGGAATATAGTATGCTTTGCCAAACATTACGTACTCAGACGCAGCGTGCATGGCAGCAAGCTCCCGCTTGCATAGGCCGCATTGAGCATGGCCCCACGTTGCTTCAAGTGGTATCTTGCAGCGAACGCAGTTATGGGTTTTGTGTTCGACCATCTTGGTCCCTAGTTTATAGGTTAGTATTTAGGGCGTAGAAAATGCCCCGGCGACATGCCATAGCGCGAAGCTAGAGCAAGAGTAAAGCCTGAGCAGTAGCAGCGCAGGCGTATTTAAGTATTCCTAGTTAGGTGTGGGGGGAAGGTTGGCAAACAACAGCTGATACTTAGCGTCGTTCTTAAACAACGTATTAGCGCAGCCGGAGAGCATACGTTCGCGCTCATCTTGGCCAATAGTTTCTGACAGCTTCAATAGTGCAACATAAGCCGCCGCACCTACAGCATAAGCTGAAGGCCGCTGATCTTCTGGCGCATCTTGAAGGGACGTAATCCAAGCTTCAACCGCTTCAACGAGCTTGTCAGAAAGCTCAAGCGTCTGCTTGTTAAAGGTTTCCGTAAACTCCCGGTCATTAAAGACCGGGAGTAGGATCGTTGCAGATTTATCGGTCATCGACACCAATGTTTTACAGCAATTAGAGCATCTTCAACAGATGCAAACCTGTTCTTTTCTTTAGGAACACCAGAAATATCCCAGATAGTAACTGGGCTAGGATTAAACCGCTCCTTAGGAGGATACAGTTTTTCTGGCCGCTGCAAAGCAGCGCGGACTACATCATCGACGCGGTAGTTAAGTGTCCGTTGATAATGCTCGTGACTAACGATCATACTCATAGCTCTCAGTTACGGCCTCTCGGCCTGTGGATAGGTGTTTGCATATCTTGCGTAGTGTTCTGCCGTAAACACCAAAATAGCGGTCGTTAAACAACAGCAAGACCATGATCCATGTGGCATAGTCAGCGCTATCTTCTGGACCATATACATAGCCCATATCGGCGTAAATCGGCAGTAATACGAAGGTAAGCAACGCGGCTAACGAAAACCAAAAGCCTATGGTAAACGTTATGCCAAACGCTGCTGTAACCAACGAAAACAAGAAGCCCATTACTTGATAGCCTCGATTGCTTCCTTAGCCGTAGCAAGATCAGCGCCGGTCAGGCTCGCATAGAGCTTCGTCGCTCGAACTTTCTGGTTCGATTGCACGGCAAACAGCAAGCTATCAATTCGACCGCGATCAACGACGGTTTTACTAGCAACCATTTGCTTAACTTCTTCTAGGCCAGTGTTGACATACTGGGCCATATAGTTCATGGCTTCGGCAAGCTCATCACGAGTAGCCTTAACCGGAAACCACTTATCACACTGGTTCTTAAAGGCCGCGTTGGTCTTATAGGACCAAGCAAGGATACCATCAGCCATCTTGTGAAGCTGACCATCCAACTTAAGCCAACCGGCGAGGAAAGCTTCGTTAGCCTTAACAGCGGCGTTCTTGAGCCACTGCCCAACAGCTGTAGCTTTCTTTCTGAACCAAACTTCAGTCGGGTCCGAAGTAACTTCTTCGCCGAAAGCAGTTCTGATGGAAGCCAAGGCACGCTCTTTGTTAGTCATGGATGGTTCTTCGCCGACCAACGGCACGTCATCACGAGTCACTTCCTCGATGAAGTCATCGGCAGCCTCAGTGTTGATCGTTGCATCTTCAGCGACTTGATCGCTCACAGCCTCAACAATCTCATTGTTTTCGTTTTGCGGTCTAAGCTTCATATTTGCGGCCTCCATGAGGTCATTGCTTTCGTTAGTCGGCGGCACAATTACCGTCGGGGTTTCATTGCGGTGACGCTTTGCAGCATCTTTACGGCGTTGCTTTTCTTTAGTAGTCATAGAATTATCTTACCTCTCTGTGTTGTTAATGTTAGGCAGCCGCACAAAATGACTGATCGTTATCCCAAGAAGCTTGAAGGCGCTCAACTTCGTCGCTAATGCTCGTGATACTGTAAAGGTTCAGCATACGGATTTTGCGGATAAGCTCCATCTTAGCTGCATGTCTCGGGATGTGATTTTGGCGAGCTAACTCAAGCGTGCTGCCTAGCTCTTGAATGTTGTCGATGTTATCGAACAGCCACTGAAGATTCGGTGCAGCATCGTATCGTTGCTTAGGCTGTGCATTAGCCTTAATCTCGCCACGAAGAGTTTCGATCAGCGATAGTGAGATACCTTGCGACAAGTCAACCTGAGCCTTAAGCTGGCGGAATTGCTCAAGCATCGACAAATAGCGATCAGAGTTATTCTGATCATGAATAGCAGCCTGACGAGCAAGCTCGTTAAAAGCTTCCATCACATAATTTTGTCGCTTCTCAGACTTGTCTGACAAGCTATTAATCGCAACAAGTACTCGACCCATAATGGACGCAAGCAAAGTATTGTTGCGATCTGCGACTCGCTCAGATCGCTTTGTCGTTTCATCGATCAAATCACGAGTAACAACGATGTTATCGCTGTTGATCTTGTTTAAGTGATCTGCAATACGCTGAACGATCAGAGGACCAGCCGAAGAAAACTGATCAGAAATTTCTTCAGCTACCTGAGTCCGAAGGTTCATAGCATGACCATCAAAGCCAGCGTTAATCTCGCCTGACAGAGCATCCAGTCGGTTATAAATACCTGCTGTACGTCTCTTAAGCTCTCGCTTAGTTAGCTCTTTGTTGGCTGTGTTAGCCAACCATTTCCAAAATTTCTCCATGTTATGTTCCTGTTGGATTAAACATATGAGCGGCTGTAGTAAGCGCTCGGCGGATCGTCCCGAAGGGATAGTATGCTTATCATCGCACTAGACATGAAGTACAGTGAAGCGATGACAGCCCAAGCTTTGACGCCTAAGCGTCTCACTTGTGCGTCTCCCACCAGGGAGACTTGCCATTGGCAAATTCTTGCGGGCCAGAACGCACAAACTGGTGAATAGTCACGGCCCGTTTACCAGACTGATTACCTTTAGCGTCTCGAACAGTAACGTGTTCGATAATCTTCACGACACGAAGATCAGGGTTAGTTGAGAGCCGTTGTAAGCGACCAATAGCTGCCCCAAGATTTGTGAATGGAGCATTTTGTGGCATTGGATTCCCATCGAAAACTGCGGAAATCTCGAAACTGCCATCTCTGGCGTTAAAGTTTCGAAACTTTGAGGTACGAGCCCGGCGTTGTCTTGCCGTCTCTTTTACTTCCTTAGACATAGTCTGCTCCTACTAAGCAGGCAACCCCGGAGGCCGATCCTCCGGGGCACATCATAGGCATTTAATTAAATGCCTTACTTTCTTCTCGAATAGCTACACTGAGAAAGTGTTCAGCCGCAGAAGGATTATCCCGCTGCTCTGCCTCCATAGCCATTCGAAAAGCGCTTTCAGATCGTTCGATCTGATCTTCAAGCCGCCTTTCGTTCAGGTTCGGCTTGGGTTTCAGGAAGCTTAGCATTGGTACCTCCGTAAACTGCCCATTGGGCGATTGAAGCAGTTGTGAAAAGCATTTGACGGAGCGATTTGGTATGCTCCGTTTCACGCTTTCGGATAAGCTGCCTAAACTTATCACGGGCCATCTCGTTTTTGCGGCGTTGCTTCTTAACCTTGGCTGAGTCACGGCACCGCTGAAGATGGCGAATTGTTTTGGGTGACTTTCTCATTAGGCTGCCTTAGCAACAGCAACCGAGATACCCAAGGCTTCCGTTTCGAGGCGGATAGCAGAGGTCATCGGCATGTTGATCCGAGAGTCAGACTCGCCCTTTTGTTGGAGACGAATAGCCATCTCAAGGAACTTGAAAGCCTTAGTAAGCTTCTCGGCCCGTTCAGGAGCCCAAGTATCGCCGTAGAACTTCTGAGCACGATTAGCCAGTGCTTCATTTTCGCTCTGCGAAGTAGCAAGCGTCAGAGTGGGCTTGGTTGCTTCAACCACCGGCGTCGGCGTTTGTTCCGCAGGTTCTTGCTGTGTATTGACTGGTGCGTTGTTGGGGGCCTCAGTGCTCTCAGTGCTTCCAGCATCGTTAGGTTGTAGAACGGCAGTTTCTGGCGCTTCAACAGGTTGTTCGCCTTCAGTTGTAGTTGCAGATTCATCCGTTTGTCCCATTGCAGCGGCTTCAAACACATTGGCAGAGTCAGCAGCAGACTTAGCAGGCGGCGTCAGAGATTGGCCATCATAATCCGAATGATAGACAAGCTGACCAGTCGGATACTGCTTCGTCTTGGTTTCTTCAGCCGGAGTATCGCCGTTGCGGGTTTCGTTGAGCTTCTCTTGCTCACGCTTCCACAACTTCAGCTTATGCTTACGGCTGCTGTACTTCTTGCCCGGCTCACCAGGGAGTCGCATAAGACCACCGTTAGCTTCAAGCGGCCAAGTGGAAGGATCGTTAAGGTCAATGTCCGGGATAATAGCAGACGTTTCTTCAGCAGGAGCTTCTTCAGCCGGAGTATCGGACTCCGGGGCCTCTTGTGAAGGAGTATCATCCTTAGCGACAACATCAACACCAGTGCAGGTCGGTGCTTCAACTTCCTCAGCGTTGTCATTAGCTACTTCTTCAGTAGCTCCAGTTTGGCCAAGCATGGCTTTCTTAGCGGCTTCTAAAGTCAACTGAGCCGACGTTTTCTCCGTTTGGACCGGAGTTTGGTCAGCTTCCGGGTCTTGGTTGACACCGCAAACAACGTTGGGATCGACAGGGTCGCTTACCTTGGCAGTGCCAGCAATCGCTGACATAAAGGCAGTGTCGTAGTCCTCAAGAAACCTAGCCGCCGGAATGGTATCGTTCCACGGCAATCCTTTTTCTTCGGCTTCTTTGCGAGCCTTAGTCTTGGCTTCAACAGCGGCTCTACGCTTCTTGTCACGAGCCTCGCGGTTTTGTTGCTTCTGTTGCTTGTCAGCGTTCTTGACTTTCGTCTTGATGGGCTGATCGTTGACTTGCTTAGCCATAGTTAATTCACGCTTTCTCTTCTGGGAAGAACGCTAAGAGGAAGTTCCTAGCGTGTAGTCTACATTCAAACTCGCTTCTACCTCGGACAAGGTGGACTCGAATACGAATGTTTCGTGCTGTTAGTGGTCGCACATACCATTGTCCTTCTCGATCCCGGTAGACCACGGCTTGGCATTTTTCAGCCCGAACAGGGCTATTGCTGTGTGGATGCAACACATAGATGGTTAAAGGACAGGTAGCCAAGTTAGACATCGTAATTCTCCTACTCGATCAATGAAACGTGTCACTGGGTAGTGTGAATTAGACATCCCAGTCAATTACGTTAGTTAAAAGAAGCTCATCTTCATCATCACTACGGTCACTAAAGCCCTCAAAGTATGCGTTCTTAGGCTCGCAGTAGAAGTTAAGCTCGTCTTCCATATGGTCTTTCGCAGAGTATTTCCCTGAACACAGTCGCAGGGTTTCACGCCTCATGTGTTCATGAATCTCACCTTGATGAACAAACATACCAGTGTCCGGCGACTCCGCAAAGAACCACTGGGGGAATAAATTAACGGCCTCCCCAGGCCAGATAACCTCAGTTACCGGGACGTTCAACACATGGGCAAACGTTAGGTCATTACGGATTGGGAAGGCGCAGACTTGCAGGCACATTCTTGGTACCGTAAAGCTAACAGGCTCAGGCATGTGGCGGTGTAGGCTTTCACTAGTAGTGTTCGTCATCTTAGTAAGTCTCCTTGACAAATTGTTGTTACAGCGTTCGGCGAGGGATGTGGTTGTTTCGCCACACCCCAGCTTACTCTACGTTGTATACAACAGGTAGAGAGACACAGCGAACCCTAACCATAGGACTGCAGAAATTACGCCTTGCATTATGGCTCGGCGCTTTTCCTGTAGCTGGCGTCTTTGGGCTCTTTCTTGTTGGGGGCTATTTTTCAGCATTGGTCGTTAGCCTCCAAATATCGAAGCAAAAACAACGAACGTCGTAAACACAGCAGCTACAATAAGGCAAGCTAATGCTGCCGCCTCATCGTAGTGCATATCTACTTCTTCCTGGTCAGGTTCATTATCCATCATTTTTGCTCCGTTTTATTTGCCAGATCATTCGTACCGTGCTTTAAACGGTCCGTTTCTTGCGTCGCAAATTCTGTTGATGATAAATAAGCGTCGCTTAGGAAGCTCTGCCTAAGCCCAGTTGCGGATAAGTGCGGACACAACTTACCCGACGACAGAGACGCTACTTGTTGTGAACTCATAGCTGAAACTCTTGGACTGTGTCATTCCTACTGTATTTGGTCATCGATCAGTTCCGACGGTTTCTTTAGCCATAAGATACTGCTCCATCAATTTATCGTGGAGCTTACGTTGGCGCTCGTTTACTGGACATGAGTCCAGAAGCAAGACACAAACGGCGAAATAGTCATTAGTCAAGTCATTCATAGTCTTGATAACATCTACTTGGCGATTAGTGCCAAAACGCTTATCGAACCAACTCTGACGAACAAAAGTCTTATTAGCCGACACAAACCCGCCCAAATCTTTAACGCAGATTATACCGTTGGTTTCTGGTTCATCGGCTTCCAAAAACAAACCGATATCGTTTCTTGGTTGACCAGCTTCAACAAGAGCTACACCAAGAGCGCTATACCGATCCAGCGTAGGTATATACAACAATCCTTTACCGTGCTTATATTTCCCTGAGAGTAATAGCTCTACCCAATTAAGGGTGTGATGTTGTTGGAGCGGTGTCATTGGGCTTCTCTCCAAGCAATGAATGTAACAAGCTCGCTAATAGACCCACCATGCTCACAAGCATAAACTTCTTCGGCTTCATCAGCGTTTTTAGCTACGACAATGCTACCACCAAACGCAATTAAGTCAGCTGTAGTAGCAATCTCTTTATCGATGTTCTTGAGTCTGTCACGCTCAATTACAACATACTCTTGAAGATTACTCATTGCAGCTGGTTTTTCATAGCTACTACACGATTAGTCGGCACGTTGAATGCTTTGCTGAATGCTTCAATAGCTTCTTTAGTACATGAAGCTGTAAACCACACTCCGTCTTCCGGACGAGTACCGAGTATGTAACACCGATATTTAAACAGTTTTACAACAGTTTTAGTCACGATATTTTCTCCCGGCTTTAAGGTTGAGGAGAACTAGCTCCCACCAGATCATAGCGAGAATAAAAGTTATAGTGCCTAAAAGCACGGCGATGGTAATCATCGAACTCCCTCCGTCTGAAGCAGTAGCGATTGATAGGCGTCGCTTGCCGCTGTTTGGTCATTGAATGGGCCATAGACCCGGTTGTTGTAGTTGAAGTACCGCTTTAGATCGGCCCCAATAAAGAACGGAGGATCGAAAGTTCGGTAATTCTTACCGCCCATAGCTATGAGAGCAAGCTTAGACATGGTTAATTGACCTCCGTACTTAATACGTGGTTGATAAGAGGATGGCGATCCCTATAGGACTTGAACCTATAACCTGCTGCTTAGAAGGCAGCTGCTCTATCCATTGAGCTAAGGGATCAGAAACAAGTGAGGGTTTAACCTATACCACCCTCAAAGGTCAGCCCCCGAGCCTTGCGGCTCAGCTTTAGCCTACGAACACCATGCCATCGTCGCGTTCACTGCTCGGCAAGATGTTGTTTGGCGGAAGACCATCACAGCCTTGATCGTGGAGTGTCTCACGAACGCCGACTGCTTTGTGAGCTACAGCGTTAGCCATTTCGTGGAGAGTGATCAGGCCGTCCTCGTACTGACGGATGTAACCCTTCAGGTGCTCTACAGCTTCGGTAGCCTTCTCGTGGTTGGTCATTTGGAAGCTCCTTGGTACGGTCAACGCCGACCGAAACCCATTATCGCCCCGAATTGTGGCGAAATTGTGGCCGTCCCTTCGGGACGGGGCGCGCGCGAGTAAGATAGGGGTTAGCCAATGGGTATAGATTAAGGGTTTATTCTTCGTCGTCTTCGACGGACCCCTCCATAAGCTTAGCTATCTTTGCTTCTTGTACTTTATCTGTACTAGAAAACAATACCTTTTGGTATTCTAGCAGTGCCTCTGCTCTGTATTCAGCATACTTATGCTCAAAATACTGTCGTGACTCTAATCTTGCTCTGATGCGAGCTTGTTTTTTGGCTTCCTTTAGTTTTTCTGCTGCTTCTAGTAGTTGTTTTTGTCGTAGTATTTGCTTCGGTGTCATGTATATTATCCTCAAATATTAAGTGTTTTCATGGAAGTTTTCTCATGAAAACATAGGTTAATTTAAGTTTATACACTACATAATATGCCTATGTCAAGCACTGTTTTATAGTGGGCTATACCAATCGATTTTGCGTGCGCGATGACATTTGTCACATTTTGGTGATTTTTACTTTACAAAATGTTAGAAATTATGTGGTAAAATAATACCCAAACTTTACGTAAAGTTTTGAAAAAACCCTTGATTTTCCTGGATTTTTTTGTGTTAACTTTCATTTTCGATGTTAGAAATGTTACGTTTTTGAAAGTTATGTTGCGCAAAATGGGGAGAGGTAATGAGTTTACATTTATGTAAACTTAAAATTTAGGTTGTCCCCCGCGAAAGGGTATATATAATATAATAATCTATAACATTTATAACATTTATAACACCGAAAATGGTTTACACACTGAAAAAACCCTTGATTTTCCTGGTTTTTTTGAAAACTTTACGTAAAGCAAATTGGTCACGTACCTCTAAGTTTACACTTGACATTTGCAACATTTGTAACATTTGTAAACTTTACACTGTAAAGCAGTTAAATTGTGTAAACTTACACCCTATTATGGTTGGGCCTATGAGAAAGGGGCCATTCATCGCGCGTATAGTATGCGAGCCCGGCCCCTCCTAGCTATGGCAGGAGCGAAGCGACGATAAAGTTAGCAAACGTTAACCATTGTACATATACCATAGATGCAGCGTTGATCGTTGCGGTACATGGACAATAAAAAACCCCGGCTTGCGCCGGGGTTCTAGTTACTTCTCAATCAAGTAGTCAGCAAACATAATGCTAAGTACTGCAGCTAGGGCGAGCACAATAAGCGCGAACCCACAAATAACAGTTACCATTATTAGCCTCCATTACCCTTGGAGACGCCACACCACACTTAGAGAAAAGAGCCGGGGCTTGCGCCCCGGCTAGGTTCGATGAGGAAAAAACTACGTCCAAGAATTGTTAGTACGGGGCAACCCAGATATATTCAGGGACGCTTGATTTGCCAAGCATTTGCATCACGCGCTTGCACGCAGCGCCGCGATCCTTGGCATAGATTGTAAAGCGCAAGCCGTGGCGATTGCACACAGCAAAGCGTTGATTTTCGGTATTCATTGTATTCTCTCCGTTAACGAAAGGAAAACCACACATACCCAATAGTTAATTATTCTTCAGTTTTGGCGCGGCAAACGTAGCAAAGCATACGGTTGCCCTTTTCCATACAATGCGCCCAACTATCACACTCGGCGCATTCCATGAATTTTTGTGAGGGCTGGCGCGGCTTAGTACGCAGCGCTTTACCCGCACGCGGTTGATAATGCAGTGTCATTGTTCTAGCTCCATAGCTAGGGCTAGCTTTCTGCTAGCCCATAGCCGTTATGGGTTAGTCAGCGCGAGCGATGCGGCTTTGTGGCTTTTGGCCTTTGCCTTGCGGCGCAGCCTTTTCGCCTTCAGCCGTAACGCGCTGAATGTTCAACACTGGGGGCTTAGCCTTTTCCGGCTTGAGATTTTCGCGGACCACGGATTGCACGCGCAATTGCGGCTTGCCATGATTGACGCGAAGCTCAAGGTGGATTGGCTGAAACTCGGCCAATTGCCAAGCCTCATAGGCGCGGTTAGAACCCGTTGCGCGTGTGATTGCTGCGTCCATGGCCTTTAGCCGACCATTTTCTTGCAACCCGTCAAAGAGCGTGACGCTTTCGCTTTCCGCATCCAGACCGCTTTGAGCGATAGTCCGCCAAAGGGAACCGATCTGCGTTTCGGTAAACACGTTCGCAGGAACCGCATTCTCGCCCGCGCGTTGCAGAATGAGACGGCCCGCATTATTGAGGGCCAACTCTATGCGCGGATATTCTTTCCAATTCCATTTCATTGATGTTACCTTCGATGAGGGCCACGCGTGCGGCGCGTAGCCGATGAGAAAGAAACACAGGGCAGAGCCGCTTTGCTTGTCTGTGTCGCGCAATTATAGTCTCACACACAGCTTAAAAAAGAATGAACGTAGCCCCATAGACAGAGGCAACCCCCCACCCACGCGGCCACGGGCTCGGCCCCCGCTCATGATTGTGTCAACCTCGTAAATCATGACCCAAAAAAGAACGCTTTACATTAATGTAAACATTTAATACCTTGACTATTATGTATTTGTATGTTAAAAATTATTTTTATTCTCTACCTACAGGAGTTCACTGTATGGCAATCCAACTTAGTACATCGCTGCGCAACGCACGCCTTGACGTGTATGAAACTCACATTGGTACGGGCCCTATTCTAGAAATCCGGTCTGGTGCGCAACCTGCAGACTGCGCCGCAGCTGACTCTGGCACACTCCTTGCGTCCATAACACTCCCATCAGACTGGATGAACGCAGCCTCTAGCGGGTCCAAAACTAAATCTGGTACTTGGCAGGACGCGTCGGCAAACAATAGCGGCACCATCGGACACTTCCGGATTAAAGACTCCAGCGGCACTACTTGCCATATGCAAGGCACGGCGGGCACTTCTGGCGATCTGGTTACAGATGCGGCTACCACTACAGCGGGCCAAACAATTACAGTTAACACATTCACACTTACTGCACCGGGTGCTTAATGGCTATTACAACTCTTGATGGAGTTATTGCAGGCATGCAAGCTCCAGTTGCATTCACTAAAGTCGGAGCCACCATGGCCGCTGTAGGTGCTATGCGCGGGTACACACCATGGTATGCAACGGGAGCACCTGGCGCTGCAACAGCAAACGCAGCAGGCGTAAACGGAGCAGCGGTTAGTGCTCCAGTAAACGGGCAAATCCCTAGAACTAATCCGGGGAGCGGTAATGCGTATCTCGCTAGGCTTGGCGTTACTGCCTCAACAGCAGGAAGCTTGTTGCTAATTGATCGATTGTGGAATAATTCGGGCCTCTCGGTGACCAGTACGACAGCGCAGTCTATTACACCGGCGACGCTGCCAAGTCGAGATGGAGCAGGCGGAACAAACGGAGCTAATGTTTTAGCGGCTATCGAATGGAGCGCTGCGGGCGGTGCAGGTACACCAACGGTTACACTTACCTACACGGACCAAGACGGTAATACCGGCGCCACAGGTACGTTCACAGGCGTTGCATCTCCGGGCGTTGGTACCTTCGAGATTTTCACGTTGGCTGCAGGCGACACAGGTGTGCGCGCTCCGACTAGTTTTATTCAGAGTGCTACGCGTACTTCGGGTACGATGCATCTCGTGTTGTTCCGTGTGCTAGCGCAAGTAGAAGTCACAGCTGCTAACATCGGCAACGCCATTGACGCTTTGACTTCAGGTATGCCGCGCATTTACGATGACAGCGTGCTACAGTTTGTGTGGATACCCAGTGCGACCACTGCTACAAACTTCATCGGACAGTATATCGAAACGCAGGGGTAACCCATGGCCGTAACAGGGCGGGGTGATTTTCCCTTTAATTCGGTCTGGCTTAACCGGCGTCGCAAACGCGACGCCGGAGCCTTTGCGTTGCTTTATCCGTCCGTACGGTATCAGCTAGAGGAACCGTGGACGAATTGGGCGCTTAACGAACTTCCAAATACGACCGGTAATCTGACTGCGAGCATCGGGGAAGATACGCTTACTAGCGACGTAGAGGTCCTTCTGCAGGCTACGTCGACTACGTCTATTGGGGAAGATACGCTTACTAGCGACGTAGAAGTCCTTCTGCAGGCTACGTCGACTACGTCTATTGAGGAAGATATACTCACCGCAGACGTGACAATTATTAACACGACTGTTACAGTTGATTTAACTACGTCTATTGGGGAAGATACGCTTACTAGCGACGTAGAAGTTCTTCTGCAGGCTACGTCGACTACGTCTATTGGGGAAGATACACTAGTTTCGTATTCAGAGATTACCACGGGGCCACCGCCACCGCGTGCAAAGCCAACTCCAGGCACCTGGAAAATTAATCACTATGGAAGAATAGTACCGTACACACCCCCTCGATGGCTAAGAAGGGCTTGACAAAACGCAAAATAAACACTAGTATAAGTTTGAGGGCTGAGTGCTGCGGTTCTCCGATGCGTCTCCGTTGTGTCGTTTGGGAAGCCGATGCGACGTCAGGGACTCCTAAAAGTTTCTGGCCCTCAAAAATTTCCCAGGAGGTTCCCAATGATTGTAACACCGACTAATTATCTTGAAGCTAAACTTACTCCAATCTCCCAAGCCATTGACGGGTTCGGCGGATTTAACCTTTTGGTTGGCTGCATCGCAGCTGGCGGAGAACCGCACATCACTATCGTTGGCAACCTGAATGATCACCCCACATTGGCTAGAGAGATTTACAACGCGCTAGGCGATAAACTCAAGGAACTTGGTAGCCAAACACGTCCGGAATCTAATATCATTATGGGGCCAGGGGCTATGTAATGGTAGGTAGTTTTAAACATAAGTTTTCAAGGATTGTAGTAGAGGCATTACGTAAGCGGTACCACGATGGCGAGAATCTTGAGGATATGTCTATTGCTATAAAAAACGAAACAGGACTTAGCATTTCTCGACAGACACTTAGCCTAATTATGGTAGACGATGACTATATTGCTAACCCGCCTAAGAGAAATAAATGAGTAATATGCTTTCACCACTACGTAGGTCTTGGGATGATAGGTTTGTCCAAGACCTAGCAATGACATTGATTGGGTCCGGCAGTAAGATGCCGGATTTGCTTCGTGAGTACGACCTCACAGAAGACGAGCTACGCGGGTTCGCCCTTGATCCACTGTTCGAGCAGCGGGTTGAGTACTGGCGCAATCAGATGAAAAACGAGGGCTTTACGTTCCGTTTGAAAGCTAAAGCTCAAGCAGAAGAGTTACTCGAAACTAGCTGGAATGTTATTCACGACCAAGACGTTAGTCCAGCAGTTAAGGCAGATCTCATTAAGTGGACTGCTAAAATGGCTGGGTATGAACCAACAAAAGACTTGACTACAGACGGCGGTGGAGTTAAGATTAATATTATTATGGGTGATGCAGTAGCAGCTAAAACTGTTACATCAGAGTAGGAGATTCCATGTTCGACGGATTGATGCGAACAATTGCTGAGTTCTTCAACCTATTTGTGTTTTGGTACGTCGTTGAACCATGGCAACAATGTTTGCGCGTGCGCTTCGGCAAACATCTTAAGAAAATTCCAGCAGGCTTCCACCTTAAAATTCCGTACTTCGACAGTCTCCACATTCAAGCTTCCCGCTATCGTACAGCTATCTGTGCTCCACAAACACTTACTACTGCTGACGGCAAGACCGTGGTCTGCACGTTTGCGGTGGGGTATGCGCTCTCTGATATCGAGAAGTTTTACCAAAATGTATATGATGCTAACTCGACATTGACCCAAACGGTGTCGGGGTTTGTTGCTGACGAAATAGCTAATACGAACTGTGCTGACCTTAGTGCGGTTCGTATTTCACAAGACCTAACAGATAAATTATCCGAACAGTTCGAGAAATATGGACTGAAGGACGTCTCTGTGCGCCTACAAGATTTCGCGTTTATTAAAGCCATTCGCTTGATCAACGACGCTCGTTGGCAAGCAGATGCCGGACTTACAACAGCCTATAGCGAAAGGCCACGATAATGAAAGATTATTGGTATAAAGTGGTACTAGAAGCACCATGCGGTGTAAAGCGATTCACTGTGTTCCATGATGATACATTTATGGAATTCAACGAAGCCGGTGAAGAAGCTAAGGATCGTCTGTCAGCACAAAGTTGTCCGCGCTGTAGAACACACCATGAAGGTAACGAGTATTACCCGACTGATGTGCAACGCGGTGAACCAGACTATACAGGTGAACTACAGTGGCGTGATGCGTATCCAACACGTGTGGATGAGTGGGCACATCCGGATTTGTTTGCATGACCACAATTGCCTGGGACGGAAAAACGCTAGCAGCAGATAGACGTGTGTCGTACGGCAGTATTTCTGATGCTAGGACGACTAAGATCGTTAAAACGAAGCGCGGACTGTGCGGCACAGCCGGCAATACTTCGCTTGGAGCAGCGTTTAAACGTTGGTTCACACAAGGGGAAAAGGGTGACTCGCCACCGCTTGAAAAGAACGGAGAATCGGCAACAGCGTTTATTATTCGTCCTTCAGGAGTTCGGCTACACTACGATATGTACGGCTGGCATGAAGTAGACCCAGGACCGTTTGCGATTGGTAGTGGGTGGGAACTTGCCACCGGGGTAATGGCATCAGGTAAGTCAGCAGTAGAGGCGGTGGAGATCGCAGCTAAGCTAGACGGGTACACTAGTAATGAAATTGACACATTGGAACTTTAACTATGACTACTGAAGCAGGCGAACTATTTAAAGACATAGTATCTAAATTTCAGGATAATGTGTTCGAGTGCATGACTTGCCATGAAAGGATTCAGTACGCAACGAAAGAAAATCACGTGCCGTGCTTCCCTTGTAATACATGCGAGAAAGTTAATTGGCGAGTGTATTCCATAAACGGTGCTCAGATTTATAAGTAAGAGGTCCATATGCAGACGTATAAAGCACAGATCACATGCAGAGAATGTGATGAAAAAGATGAAGTTACGTTCAGTTTCGCCGGTAATTCCATTGGACTTGATAGCGCAGAAGCAGTTGTTAATGACCAAAGTCTAGTGCTGAAGCGTTGCTGGAAATGCTTCAACCAGGATTGGCGGATTAATTCGTTTACATCTATTGCACGACAAGACAGCGGAACAGCGGTACGGATGTAATGACTACAGAGATTAACTACGTACCATCTAAAACGATTAAAGAGTTCTATGCATCTGATGCTAAGATGCGTGTAGTTATGGGACCTGTCGGTTCCGGTAAATCCGTGGGGATGTGCTTTGAAATACTTAGACGCGCTATGGCACAAGAGCCAGGAAAAGATAAATTCCGTCGTACGCGGTTTGCGGTCGTGCGGAACACGGTTCGCCAACTGGCGGACACGACGATTAAGACGTGGTTGGATTGGTTCCCTGATGGGGTCTGCGGGCACTTCATGCGTACCACTAAAACTTACTTCCTTGAAATCGGAGACATCCGGTGTGAAGTTATGTTTCGAGCCCTTGACGACGCCGACGATGTTGCTAACCTTAACTCGCTCGAACTCACCGGCGCTTGGTTTAACGAGTGCCGAGACATTAATGAACACATTGTCGATGCTATGTCAAAACGTGTGGGTCGCTATCCGTCTAAGAAAGACGGGGGTCCTACTTGGCATGGAATGTGGGGAGACACCAACCCACCAACCATTGATACATGGTGGTATTATCAGATGGAGCATCTCGATCCCGTCGACGGAGTAACACCTAACGATAATGGATGGGTTGTGTTTAAGCAACCATCAGGACGTTCGGCTGAAGCGGAGAACATTGAGAATCTGCCAGAGAACTATTACGATACACAGGGTCGGTCTGATGATTACATCCGAGTGTTTATCGACGGGCAATACGGACACTCACTTGCCGGTACACCCGTATATAAATATTTCAAGCCTGATTACCATATTTCCAAACACCCGCTTACATACGTTAAAGGCAGTGTTCGTCCTGTCATCGTTGGTATGGACCTGGGGCTCACACCTGCAGCAGTTATTGGGCAACTAGACTCACGCGGTAGAATGCTGATTCTAGGTGAAGCCACAGGCTTTGATATGGGGGTTCAACGGTTTATTAGAACTAAACTTAGACCTCTGCTTAATGAAAAATTTTCTGGAGCCAAAGTACAAATTGTATGTGACCCAGCAGGTAGACAAAGGCAGCAAGGTGATGAAAAGAGCACAGTTCAGCTTATTGAGGCCGAGGGCCTTTCTGTTGTACCTGCTAGTACTAATGCCGTGGCTGCTAGGCTTAATGCTGTTGACGACTATCTTATGCGCAACTCTGACGGAGATGCCGCATTCCTTCTCGACCCAAGCTGTACTGCGCTTAAAGCAGCAATGATGGGTGGATACAGATTCCATCCTAAGACAGGTAACATTGAGAAAAATAATCATTCTCACGTAGCCGAAGCTTTACAGTACTTAGCACTACATATTACAGATTTTGCAGGGGCTGTGCCAATAGTGGCTAAGCCAGTGCAAAGAGTGTCTGCAAAAGCGTGGACATAAAAATAGTTGACATTTACGTAACGTTGTGGTATAGGACCACACAGTTTTCTTTTAAGGAGCCTTTTAATGGCTACTATTACACCAACATCCGCCATTAGTGGCGAAGTCCGCACTATTAACTGGACAGGTGTTACCACATCTACAGATACGCCAACCGCAGTTGGTCCGTTTAACAAAGGCCAAGGATTGAAGCGCGCTTCGGTTCTGTTTGCCGGTACATTCGGCGGTGCTACTGCAACGCTCCACGGCTCCGTTGACGGTACTACATATGGTCCGCTATATGATATTGGCGGTAATGTAATCTCTGCTACAGCAGATAAAATCCAAGACTTTAGTAGCTCGATGCTATATTTTAAACCGGTAGTTACCGGCGGTACAGGCGACAACGTAGATATTACTATTGTTGCACGCAGCTAAAAGGTTTCCCATATGGTTAATATTTCTTTTACAAATCAAGAACTCGATACCGTGCTTCGTCTGTTTGACATTGCTGTAAAGGCTCAAGGACTAAATGTTGCTGGTGCAGCTTTTGTCCTCCAGCAAAAGATTAGCCATGCTTATGAGGAAGCAAACAAAGCTCTAGAAGCGAAACAAGAATAATGCAAGACTCAACCGTCATGCGAGTGTTTTCTAATGATCAACTTAATAAGTTTGATCAGGAAGAACAAACTCGAAGAGAAGCCATGGAACGCCAGAACGCCCCATTGATTACGTCATTGGCGGCATATGTTCGCTCTTGCTGGGAACCTGCTCGCTCTGCCAAAGAGCTTATTGAACGACGCATGATTAAATCAAAGCGGCAACGGAATGGCGAGTATGAACCCGATAAGCTAGCAGCTATTAGAGCTTCAGGCGGCGCTGAAATCTTTATGCCGATCACCGAAGTTAAGTGTCGTGCATCCGAAAGTTGGATTAGAGATATTCTACTGGATGGCGGAGCCCCGCCTTGGGAGCTTAAACCATCTCCGGAACCTACACTTAATCCAGAGGAAGAGGCTCAACTCGAACAAGAGTTTACAGAGAACCTGCTCAATCTTGTTCAAAGTACGGGTGTAGCACCTGAAATTTCTCAGACACCAGCGCTTCGCGAAATGTTTGAAGAAGAGTTTCGTAGACGTAAACTTGAAGCGGCTCAACATAAAGCCGACCTAATGAAGACACGTATCGAAGACCAGCTTGCCGAAGGCGGCTGGTACCGAGCGTTCGATGATTTCGTAACTGACCTTAGTACATATCCGGCAGCTTTTATCAAAGGTCCAGTCATTCGTAAGAAGACAGTACTTGGATGGGGCCAAGATGATACCGGCAAAACGGTACCTAAGGTAGAAGATAAACTTATTCCTATGTTTGAACGGGTTGATCCGTTTCGCATTTATCCTGAACCGGGCATCGAGAACCTTAACGACGGATATGTATTTGAACATAAACCTATGTCGCGAAGCGACCTTGCCAATCTTATTGGCGTTCCAGGGTTCGATGATCAAGCAATTCGCATGGTCCTTAATGAAGGAACAAGCTGCACTTGGCTCAGTTCATACAATGAAATTGAAAAGAATGAACTCGAAGCCAAGCACAGCACGTGGCTACGCAACACGGACATGTACGATTGTGTTGAGTTCTGGGGTAAAGTCTCAGGCAAAATGCTTCTTGAGTGGGGCATGGATGAAAATACAATCCAAGATAGTGCAAAAGAATATAACGCTTGCGTATGGCTTGTAGGCAACTACGTCATTAAAGCAATGCTCAATTATGATCCACTGGGCAATAAACCTTACCACAAAACATCTATGTTTAAAGTTCCGGGCGCACTTTGGGGAAAATCTATCCCTGAAGCTATCGAAGGCGTCCAGGCTATGTGTAATGCTGCAGCACGATCACTAGCTAATAATATGGGTATTGCATCAGGTCCGCAAGTCGAGATTGATGTTAGCCGTCTAGCTCCAGGGGAAGACATCACGCAGATGTTCCCATGGAAAATTTGGCAGGTTACGGCAGATAAAACTGGCGGAAGTAACCAAGCTATTCGGTTCGACCAACCGAATAGTAATGCTCAAGAGTTTATGCAAGTATTCGAGTGGCACTCTAAAGCAGCAGATGAATACTCAGGTGTGCCATCCTATGTTAGCGGTGACATCAGCGTTACAGGCGCAGGCCGGACCTCGTCCGGACTGTCAATGCTAATGGGTGCTGCCGGTAAAAGCATTCGACAAGTAGTTTCGTACATCGATAATGATGTCGTCAAGCCGGTTATTACTGCACAATTTATTTACAACATGCGATTCGATCCTGACGAAAGTATTAAGGGCGATGCGTTTGTTGTTCCGCGCGGCGCAGTTAACTTGGCAGTTAAAGAAACTGCAGAAGTTCGTCGTATCGAATTCCTCAATGCAACTGCTAACCCGATTGACTTCCAAGTCATGGGTCCGGAAGGACGTGCAGCTGTTCTTCGTGAAGTAGCTAAGCAACTCCAAATGCCTGAAGTTGAGGTTGTTCCGTCGAAGACCAAACTGCAAATGATTATGCAGCAAAGTCAAATGGCGCAAATGCAACAAGGCGACCAACCCGGTCAGCCAACACCAACTCTACCCGATGGTTCACCAGCAGGTGGCGCTAGTGGTAAACTAGTAGGCAACCAAAGCACAGGAACTATGTAATGTTTACTCAAACTGATCTTGAATTATTGGCACGTATTCACGCGCAATTTCCGCAGTTTGAGAAGCTCCTGACACGTCTGTGGCAGGAGGAAATTAGTAGCCTACCAAATGCAGATTTGGATAAGGTTCAGAAATGCCAGGGGCGTGTACTTGCATACCAACACATATTGGATGCATACAACCATGCCGCCGGTATAACGGCAAATCGCACTGCGAAGCCACAACTTTAGCACACCAATAAGGAGCTATTATGTCACGACCCGCACAACTTGAACAACAGATCGAACGAGTAAAACAACTCCAGGCCGAAATTGCTGAGCCAACCGAACAGCAAGCGGTTGTTACTGAGCCTAAAGAGCCCACGGAAAATGTTACTACCGAGCCCGTTGCTCAGGTGCCCGCAACTATCTCGAAAGAGGAGTATGACAGACTCGAACAGAAATATCGCACATTACAAGGTATGCATAATGCTGACATCAATAGGTTTCGCGACCAATTGACTGCAGCCAATAATGCTTACTATAATCTAGAGCAACGTCTAGCTGAAGTCGAACGCGCAGCACATGTACCGGCAGAGCCGACCAAATATGTGACCGCAGAAGACGAAGAAGAGTATGGCGAAACGCTAGAACTAATGCGCCGTGCAGCAAAAGAAGAAGCTGAAAACATCTTCCGTAACAGAGAGGAAGCTTATTTGGCGCGTATTGCACAACTAGAAGATGATGTTGACCGTGTTAATAACACTGTCGTACCAACAGTTCAAGACCTATCGCGTATGCGAATTGAACAAGCTGAAGGTAACTTCTGGGCAAGCATCAACGCACAAGTACCAAATTGGCAGACAATCAATAATGATCAGGCCTTCAAAGACTGGCTTATGTCAGAAGACCCCCTTACTGGTGCAACTCGTCAGCAATTCTTGTCACAAGCACAAAGCGAGCTTAATGCTTCGAGAGTTATTAAATTCTTTAAAGAATGGGAACGAACGGCAGCAGGGGGTCCGACGCCTGCTCCACGAAAGCCTCAGGAAGACCTTCAACAGTACGTTGCCCCAGGAACCAGCAGAGCTACCGCTCCGGTGGACCAAACCAAAAAGCAATGGACTAGAGAAGAGATTAGTAAATTTTACCAAGATTCTATGATGGGTAAATATAATAATCGGCCTGAGGAGAAATCACGAATTGAAAAAGACATCTTTGCCGCACAGGCAGAGGGTCGAATAAAACAAAGCTAAAGGAAGAATAAATGGCATATCCCGTTACTTCCGGCCATCCGCAGTACGCTGGTAATTTTATCCCGGAACTGTGGGCCGGTAAGCTGATCGAAAAGTTCTATGACGCAACGGTTCTCACCGCGATCAGCAACACTGAATATGAAGGAATGATTAAGGCTCACGGTGATACGGTTCACATCCGTACTACGCCGTCGATCACGATTCGCGACTACGTTAAGGGTCAAACCCTGCAAGTCGAACGTCCGGATAGCGATCCGCTGGAACTCTTGATCGATAAGGGTAAGTACTTCAACTGCGTCGAAGACGACGTTGATGCTATCCAAACCGATGTTAAGCTCATGGATACATGGGCTAATGATTGGTCTGAAACGCTTAAGATTAAGGTTGACCAAGATGTTCTGACGAACATGTTGCCCGGCATTTCTGCTCTTAACCAAGGTGCGACGGCTGGCGCTAAGTCCGCTTCGTTCAACCTCGGTACCAGCGGTTCACCGCTCACGGTCACGAAGGATGGTGCTGGTGGTACGACCTCCATCATCGACCTCATCGTGGACCTCGGCACGGTTCTTGACGAAGCTAACTGCCCGGAATCGGACCGTTATCTTGTGCTGCCGGCTAAGGCTGTCGGCTTGATCAAGAAGTCGGAACTTAAGGACGCTTCGCTCTCCGGCGATGGCACGTCGATTGTTCGCAATGGTCGCGTTGGCATGATTGACCGTTTCACGGTTTATCTGTCGCACAACCTGTACACGTCGTCTGGCAAGACTAATATTATTGCTGGTACGAAGCGTGGTCTTACGTTTGCCGCTCAGTTGACGAAGATGGAATCGATGCGCGCTGAAAGCACGTTCGGCACCCTCATCCGTGGCCTGCACGTTTATGGCTATAAGGTTGTGAAGCCGGAAGCTATTGCGACGTCGGTCATCCAGTTCTCGTAATCTCTAGAAGGACAAAATAAATGACTGCGTTTACTGATACTCTTGGCTTCTACAAGGGTTCGGCTGCTGTCGGCGCTCATGCTGATAAGCGTCTGGGCTACGTGGAAGTCGTGCTCGATTTCACGAAGATTGTTGCTGCTCGTTCGGCTGCTAGTGCTACGGCCTTGGCTGCTGGCGATACGCTGCAAGTGATCCAAGTCCCGGCTGGCATGCTTATGCTCGCTGGTGGCTTGAACGTTGTGGAAGCCGAAGTCACCAACACGACGGCAACGTTCGATCTTGGCTGCACCGGTGGTTCGCCGATTGCTGCTAACGCGTTTGCCAATGACATTGCGTCTAACGCTCTGTCGGTTAACTCGACGGGCCTCGCGGCACCGGTCCTGTTTTCCTCGGCGGATACGATTGATCTGCTCCTGAACACGGCGGCACCGACCAACTGCGTGCTTAAGGTTTGGGCGTTGTTTTTCGACGCAACCGCTAGCTAAGGGTAGTGGGGGCTTCGGTCCCCTCTTCCTAATAGGAGAATAAAATGGGAATTCCTTACAAAGGTGTAGCAGAAAACTTCATTAGTACGGAAAATTTGACGCTCGGCGGTACGGCAGTTCTCGCCACCGCAGCTGAAATTAATCGTGCTTGCGATGTTTCTACGCGCATTGTTAACTGCACCGCTGCCACGCTTGCCGTCACTGCGGCTGCGCATGATAGCAAAACCGTGACACTTAATCGTGCTGCTGGTATTACCGTTACGCTGCCCGCCGCTTCCGGCTCTGGCGTTCGTCTGCGGTTTATTATTGGCACGACTGTTACGTCAAACTCTACGACGATTAAGGTCGCCAATTCTAGCGACGTCATGGTCGGCGTTGCTATTCAAGCAGCCGATGCAGGTTCAACCAGCAACCTCTGGGAAACTGCTAGCACGGATGACACGATCACGTTCAATGGCACCACGACCGGTGGCATTAAGGGTGACCTTGTTGAGCTTGAAGACATTGCTACGAACCTCTGGTACGTTCGCATTGTCGGTGCCGCCACCGGCACTGAAGCTACTCCGTTCTCGGCAACGGTTTAATACTATAGGGGGCTTCGGCCCCCTATACTACTAAGGATTTTATTATGGGTATCACCCTCGCAAATAACGCTCGTACCACACTGACTGCTAACATCAGCAGCACTGATACAACGATTTATGTGGACGACGTAAGCAGCTTCCCGGCGCTAGATGTTGGCGATTATTTCTATTGCACACTTGAAACCACAACCGGCACAGTTGAAATTGTGAAGGTTACCCAGATTAACACTGCTAGCTTTAATGTTGTTCGAGGTCAAGAAGGTACTATTGCTGTACCGTTTAACATTGGCGCGCGTGTTGAGCTACGCGTAACGGTCCAAGCTCTGGAAGACCTGCTCGAAAGCAACGTCAGCGACGAGCCCTATGGTTCCAGCTGGAACGCAGATACATCTACTGCTCCTAGCCGTAATGCTGTGTATGATAAACTTACGTCTGTAGACGCTGCAGTTATTGCAGCAGTTAGCGACACTGCGTATGCAGGCAACTGGAATGGCGTTACAGACGTAGCACCTTCTAAGAACGCGGTTTATGATAAGATCGAAAGTATTCTGGACGGCCAGACGTTTACTGGCACAGTCGCTATCACTCCCACAGCTGCATCTAGCACCATGGGCATCGATATTGATCAGAGCGGCCCGACGACCGGTAGCGTCGCTTCTGAGTTCTATTATAACGATATTTTGGTTAACGGTGATAATGCGACGTGCGCTAATACGGCGTACGCACTCGCAGTGCGCTATGGCGTAGGTGGGTCAAACCTTACAGGTCAACGTACGGCTTTGCGCGGGTTCCTCGTGTTTAACACGGCGTCTAGCGCGTCTAACCCATACAAAATTTACGCAGGCTTGTCTGGTGAAATTCAGGCTAGCGCAGGCGATGGCGGCACCAACACTGGTGCAGGTGCACTTGGACGCTTCCTAGGCGGCTATTCATCCGCAATTGCTACTAGCGGTGCTACTAATTTGTATGACCTCACTGGGCATGAAGTTAACGTTGGTTATCGCACTGGTTCGTCCGGTAAAGACCTGATCAGTCTTAAAATCGCTCCGTGGGCAGATCACGCTGTTGAGCCCGCTAATCTTAGTGCGGCAATCCAGATTGCTGTCCAGAACGGCGGTCTTCCGCATAAGTATGGCGTCACATTTGATGGTAGCTCTACAGGAGTAGGTACTAATCCTATCGCTGCCACTGGTACGCTTATTGAAACACGCGGCTCTTTCACTGTAGCAAAAGGCGTCGACCTTTCGTCTGCTACGTTTTCTGATTACGCGTTTGTGTCACCCGGCTTCGCGGTTTCGCCAATCGGCTCAGTTACTACCGCAGGACAGTTCCGTGTTGCTACAACTGGGCCAGCTCTCATCTTTGATGAAACTGACGCAGATGCGAATACCCGCAAGTGGGGTTTACTGGCCCAGTCTAATGAGTTCCATATCCATACGTACACTGATGACGAAGCAACTGCAGCAAACGTTCTTACACTTACTAGATCAGCTGCTACACCTACGTTTGTTCGAGTTCACGTTCCACTCGTGCCTGACTCTAACGATCTATGTGCGCTCGGTGCTTCGTCGCTAAGCTTCAGTGACCTATTCTTAGCTTCTGGCGGTGTTATCAATTGGAATAATGGCAACTATACTGCTACACATAGCAGTGGATTGCTCACGTTGTCTGGTGCTTTGTCACTCGGCACGTCGAATGCATTCACTACAGGCACAATTGAACTAGGCGCAGCTTCAGATACTACGCTAGCGCGCATTGCTGCTGGCCGCGTTAGCATCGAGGGCAACGAAATTGCCACAATTGCACAAGCTAAAACATGGACTGCTGCGCAAACATTTGACGCTGGTATTGCACTCAACCAATCTGACAATATAATTTGGGTGTCTACATCTGGTGACCAAATTCGCGTTTCAAATGACGGCACAAACTTTGTCTGGAACCGCCACAATAACAGCGGCACCTATCAGTCCAGTCCAGTCTATCTATCGCTCGCCGACGATATTCTGCACACGTCAGGCTTAGCAGCTGCAGCAATTACAGCAACGTCGCTTAGTGCAACGGGCGGCATTACAGCGTATAATGCAACTGCTATTCCAGCTGGCGGCACCACAAGCTCTGGCTATAAGTTCTCGTCTACATCAAACTTCGGTGTGTTTTTTGGCTCTGGAACACCTTCGTTATCTGCTGCCCAAGGCTCTCAATACCTTAGAAGTGATGGAGCAGCCTATACAGGCGCGGGAGTTTATGTAAACACTAGTGGCTCCACAACTTGGAGGTCTATTGGTGTTAGTGCAATACAACCTCTATTTGTTCTTTATGCTGATATGAACTCTACTTCGGATCAAACGTTTACAAAAGTTGGTACGTTTGATGAATATGTGATTACTAGTATCAGTGGCTTGGATGGTACAGCAAGTGCAGCTTCAGCTGTAGGCGGTATTTATACCGGCGCAGGCGGTACAGGTGATACACTTGTAACGTCATTTACATGGTCTGCTTTTAATGCTGCAAATGTTGGTCAAGGATTAACAATAACTGCAGGTGCTAACTCTGCTCGTGTAAGACGCTCACAAACACCGATCTTAAAATTATCTACCCCGCAAGGTTCTGCGTCTAGTTTGCGTATTATTGTGTATGGTAGTATTCTAAACTAAGTCTATGTAGGACATAATATGATACTCTTCTTAATTGCCGCAGCAATGAGCGGAGCTTTAGGTGCTCCATCACAAGTATCCATTAGTGATGCTGTATCAACTGCTAACAATGGTAACACAGCTGGCATCATTTTTGCTAGCAGCGGTGCATTCTATCGCTATCTACATGGTGTACCTATCGAAGTTAGTAAATGGTTAGCACCACAAACGGATATGGGCGACTATGAAATCCGTGCAACCTTAGTGTCCGGTGATACTCCATCAGGTACATTTGACACATGGCAAACTCTTGATACTACCCGTTCTTGGGAACTAGCTACAGGTACTCCGGAAGAGTTTGTTATTGCCTCTGTACTAATAGAAATTAGATGGACCGGTAATAACGTAGTACAAGATAGTGCTACATATTCATTATCAGCTAACGGTCCGGCAGCTTAACTATGTCTGGAACTAATATGAGCCCGGATACTAAGACAAAAATTCTAATTAAAGAAACGGCTAGAGAGATACTTCTAACCTTAGGGTACAACATTGATGACCATGATGAACTGCTAGAATACCAAAAAGATAAGCACTATATTCGAGCAGAACGCCTTCGTAAAGAAGGCATGGAAAATAAAGCTTGGAACCACGTAATGATTATGGTACTATCTGCTATAGGTGCGGCGTTTATTCTAGGTATAGCACAAGCACTCGGTCTAAAAGAATAGGAAACATACATGCGTTATCTTCGTAGCAACATCAACGGCATGGTCTTCGAGTGGAATGAAGTCATGGCACGCAACCCAGACGTTAAGGAAGTTACGGAACATGAAGCTTATCCAGAACGATTTGCTCCGGTGGACCTAACTAAGCGCAAAAGCTCAATTGAATTGAATATCCCTAAAGAGGTTACAGTTCCGCCGACAGAAGCATCGCCAGAACTACGAGCAGAGGCATCTAAGCCGTTCGGTCGCGGCGAGCGTATTACACCTAGTAAGCAGTCTAAGAAACCTATGTCAACAACCGAAATTGTTGGCCTCGTCGGAGACTTCTAATGACACCGCAACAAGTTATTGATCAGGTTCGTGTACTAATTAGTGACGATAATACACTAATGCCTGAACGGTTCTCTGACGCAGACTTGTTGGGGTTTGTTAATCAAGCCGTTAAGCGTTCATCTATGCTTAGACCGGACTTGTTTATTGTAGATACAGATATTACACCTACAGCAGAACAAGTCGAACAAGAGCTACCAGCCACCGTAACGAGGATTATGGAAGTCCATCGTGTCGTTGGCGGCGGGGCTATCGGAGAAGTAGATAAGGAAACAATGGATAGATCAGCACCTAATTGGACCACGGAGACTCCGGATGTTCCTGTGAATTGGATGCGCCATCCACGTAATCCCCGCCGGTATTTCCTATATCCTGCTCCTTCCACCGGGACTCAAATCAGTGTAGAATACATTGAGGTCCCAAGTGATTATGCACTCGGCGATACTATTACCTTGCCGGATAGCTACAAAGGTGCTATTATAGACTGTACAGTATACTTAGCCGAAGTTGTAGATAACGAACATGTAGAGACACAACGAGCTAAGACGTTCCTAGACTCATTCATGCAAGCCATGGGTGTAGACTTGACACAACGAGAATTGGTAGATACCGAACAAGGTAAGCCACAAGAACAACAAAGGCGTAATAGTTAATGGCCAACCGTGAATTTGCCAGCATCGCAGGACGCGTAGAAGCGTTGGCACCACAAGTGCCACGGCCAACTGTGGTCGAACATATCCGGCTTGCTGCTCGCTTAGCCTGCGAGAAAACACTTGCTTGGCGGTATGTACCGCCTGTCGGTCAGTTACTTCCCGGCGTTTATGAGTATGCATTTGACGTACCAGCTACTGCTGAAGTTGAGCATATGTTTGGGTTCAGCATGAATAATCAGCCGCTGAACCTGATTAATCTTGACGTCGCAATTGCTCAATATCCAGAGTGGGCTGAGTTTCTTAGTGGTGAAGACGCAGAGGAACTTTGGAGCGAAACTCCAGGTGGGTATCTTGGCGCAGGCGAATATAATGAAGATGTGTTTAACGAAGACTCCGACTTTGTACTACCCGATTCTGTAGTAGCTGATGCTTCCCGACCAGAAGCAGTTACCATGGTATCCACACAACGATATGTAGTATTACCTCTTCCAGACGGAGAAGAGACATATGAAACACGTATGTGGTTAGCACTTAAGCCGCTACGTAATGCAGATGAAATGGACGAGCAAGCGTTTAATGAGCTTGAAGACCTATTCGTATACGGCGCGCTTGAGACACTTTTCTCAATGCCAAACAAAGAATGGAGTAGTCCGGATCACGCTATTTATTATGGTAATAAGTTTCGTGAAGGATTTCTTGAGAAACGCCGACGCGCTAATATTGGCCATGTTCGCGGACCCATGAGTGTTCGCACCGTTGCATGGATTTAAGAGGATACAATGGGCGTTAAGTTTAAAAATAATGCAGAAAGTACACTAGACTCGGCCATCAGTGGGGCCGATGTCGGTCTTGCTGTAGCATATGGCGACGGGACTTTGTTTCCGGCAGCTGGCGCGGGTGACTATTTTTACCTAACCATTGAAGCAACCGATGGTAGCTATGAAGTAGTTAAGGTCACTGCTCGCTCTGGCGACAGTATGACTATCGTTCGCGCGCAAGAAGGTACTACTGCTCGCGCGTTTACCGCTGGCGCACTGTGCGAACTGCGCATTACAAATCAAGGACTTCTTGATAAATTTGCCGAAGACAATCTCGCTGCTGGCAGCGTTTCACTTAGTAAGATTGCAGACGTGGCTACCGATACAGTTCTCGGACGCACAGCATCCGGCACTGGAGCAGTATCTGCACTAGGAGCAACCGATGTTCTTGACATGCTCGGCTCTACCCAAGGTAACGTTCTTTACAGAAATGGCTCAACATGGACAGTCCTGGCTCCTGGAACTTCAGGCCAAGTACTACAAACTGGCGGCGCAGGAGCTAATCCTTCGTGGGCTACAGGTGTTCTTGTAACAGATGGTGACAAAGGTAGTATTACTGTATCAAGTTCTGGCACAGTATGGACACTAGACGATGCCGCTGTAACACTAGCAAAGATGGCTAATATTAGTCAGTATCAACTCATCGGTCGGTCGTCTTCCGGTAGCGGTGTACCACAAGCTATTTCTACAAGTGCAGACGTATATACCATGCTTGGTTCAGCAAATAATGCTGCTATACGAACAAACATTGGTCTGGGTACAATTGCTACTCAAGGTTCAGGTGCAGTAGCTATTACCGGCGGCACGATTGAAGGGATTACTTCTGGACAAATAACCAGCAAGTTGTCGACTAATACATCAGGCACTTTGGCGCTAGCAGACGCAGACTGCGTTGTTATGATGACAGGGAATGTCACACTTAATGGCGGTGTATTCTCAAATCCGCAGGCATTTTTGTTCTATGCGGGTGCCTCGTCCCGTACGATTACTCAAGGTACAAGTATGACACTGCGCCTCGGCGGTACAGCTACCACTGGTGATCGTACCCTAGCCGCAAGAACTGTTGCAGTCGGCTTCGTTGTAGGTACTAACGAAATTGTTATTGCAGGTTCAGGGGTTACTTAATGCTTGCTTGGCTAAAAGGTTTTCCTATCGGACACTACATAATTATGGCTGCTATCGCAGTTGCTGTATGGATGTATGGCGACCTTGTACTCACTAAACAAGCACTAAATAGCGAACGTGATTTGCGAGAACAATGGCAACACGTTGCTGAAACACAAGCACAAATTCAACGTCGTGATACTATTATTGTACGAGCTTCTGACGAAGCTGATCGCGCTATACAGGAGGCACCAAATGCAAATACTCCCGTCCCGCCTGACATGGCCGCTGCTTGGGCTGTTGGTATTGACAGCGTGCGCAACGCGGGAACCAAATCTCCTGACGAACATGACATGTCGGGACCTAACGGTGACTCGTCCAAACGAGGAGACACTAACACTGGGACAGCTGATAAAGTTCTCAAAAGATCAGGAAACAGCGTTCCAACGGTGTAATGTTCGACTAGAGGAAGTCACACGAAATAGGAATAACTAATGGCCGGACTAAAGATTGATAAGTTTAGAGGCGTCGCACCTAAAGTTGCTCCAGAGTTACTAGCTGATGGACTAGCTCAGGTTGCGCGCAATGCTAAACTAGACTCCGGCAATATTATTCCGTACCCGGAACCAGTAGTCGTAGGTAGTTCTGGGCGTACCGGTGTAACACGTACTATATATCCACTTGTTAATCCTACCACTGACGACCTTGTATGGATGTCATGGGAAAACGAAGTAGATATTGCTACGCCTGCATTTGAGCCGGTGGTATCTGAACAACGATTCTACTATACTGGCGATGGCGTACCAAAGGTTACTACGTATGCACTTGCTACATCCAGCGGACCTCCGTATCCTTATGATTACTACGAACTCGGACTTCCGCTTCCGGAAACTAAAGTCACTACAACCGCAGCCGCTTATACAGCGCGCGGTATTATCAGTGTTGCTCGCGACTCTGGCGGCATCGTCACATTTGAAACGTCTACAGCACATGAGCTTCGTAACGGCATGATTGCCGCAATTAAAGGCTTTACGTACTACGCTGCTACATACAGTCGTAGTGGTACCACAGTAACGGTAACGCTGAACAACCATGGTATTGTGAACGGCAGTACTGTTTTTCTAACAATTACTAGCGGTAACGCCACTAGTGGTGCCTATACTGTGTCTGCTGCTACTACAAATACTTTTACATACACAGAAACTGAATCTGGGTCTACGTCTGGCAATCTTAAAATCGACACACGTAATTATAACACTACAGGTTCTGAAGTAATTGTAGTAGATGATGTTACGTTTAAGATGTTCCTGCCGGGATTTGAACAGGCAGAATATGCCGCAACTGGTGGCATGCTTGAACTAGCAGGGCAGACTTACGCGCGCACATACACGTATACTTGGTATACTCCATGGGGTGAAGAGAGCGTTGGTGCTGATCCATCAGAAGACTTAGTACTTAAAGATGGGCAGATTGTTACCGTAACAAATTTGCCTGATACTCCGCCAACAGTGCCAGCTAAAAACTTTATTCGCGGTATTAAACTATACCGCACACTTGCAGGTTTTTCTGAAAGTGACTATTACTTGCTCACTACACTATGGTTCCCACAGAACACCGCACGTGTACAACGCGTAGGTACTACTGTTACGGTTACTATGCAAGAGCCTCATAACTTCCTGGTCGATGACCGATTTAAACTTACAGGATGTACCAATGCTTCCATTGACATCACCGACGGCATCGTTACGGACACACCGGACGCGTACACTTTCTCTTTCACTAGTGCTGGTGTTGCCATTAGCGATACTGCTGACACAACTGGCGTACTATACCATGATGCATGTGAGAACCAAGACGAAGACGACGCCCGATACTGGGGTGACGGCGGTAACTTCGATTTCACAGACGACTTCAACTCTAAGAAACTAACAGATAATTTGGTGACCGATGAATGGATTGCTCCGCCTGAAGACCTACAAGGACTTACCGTCATCCAAAATAACATATTGGCAGGATTTGTCCGAAATTCCTTGTACATCAGCGAACCAAACGAACCTCACGCTTGGCCAGAAGCTTATATCAAAGTGCTCGATGTTAACATCGTGGCTGTACGACCGCTTAGCGGCATTGGTGCAGTTATTCTAACAGACAGAAATCCATATATCCTTACTGGTTCTGATCCAGCAACTATGACGCTGCAGAAAGTAGATACTCTCTATCCGTGTGTCTCTGCCCGTGGCGCAGTGTCCATGAACTTTGGTGTACTATATCCGACTTACGAAGGTCTAGCACTTTATTCACCAACACAGGGCGCTGGATTGGCAACAGCAATGGTATATAATGCTGATGAATGGGTAGCTGCATATGATCCAACTTCTCTAGTAGGTGTATATTACGACAATAACTACTTTGCTTCGCATTCTGGCGGATCATTTGTTTATATGTATCAAAGAGAGGACGGCGGATCGTTTGTAGACTGCGATGATATTTTTACAGCAGCATATAATGATGCCACCAATGGTAAGGTATATCTAGCCATGGGAACTAATGGCGATATTTACCAATGGGATAACCCTGATGAGCCGTACAAAACTGCAACCTGGAAATCCAAAGTATTCCTTACACAAGAATACAATAATGTAGGTGCAGTTCGTGTAAAAGCCGATTATAGTGATACACCTACAGTTAGATTTACATTGTGGGCGAATGGAACACAAGTGTACTCTAATGAAGTTTACAATGATGAAATTTTTCGCTTGCCACGAGGGTACAGGTCTGATACATTCGAGGTTGAAATCGAAGGGGATACACGTATCCGTGCCTTGCATCTTGGCCAAACACCGCTGTCACTTAAGGAAGTGTAATGGGTAGAAAACTTAATGTACCTAGTGTAACAGGACTTAACATCGAAGGTGTACCTTTCGGTGTAGTTGTGTTTTTGCAAGCAGTACAGGATGCGCTAAACACACTTGATAGTAACGTTGTATACAAGAGTGATATTACAGCCAACGTGGGCTCTCCAAGAGTCCGCGCACTTACAGCACAAGGTCAGGCTTTCTCTGTGTCCGGGGTTAATCTAGCATCCGGAGATGACTATGCTACTCTTGTGTCTAATGTACGTACAATCCTAGAAGACCATAACCAGCTGCGCGCAGAGGTCATCGAGATTAAAAATCAGCTTAAAGGTTCGTAGAATGTCTATTTTTAATATAAGTGACCCACTGATTTCCGCATACTTGCAACGTAACCCTAATAGTTTTATTGGTGCAACTGCAGGTAGACTTTTAAATAGAGTTAACCCAGGGTTAACTAGTAGCGAACTTACAGGGTCTAATAATGCAGGTGGATTTACGCCATCAAACACCGCGCCAACGAACAACGGGTTCACACCCGGACCCTATGCCCGTGGTGTGTCACCATTTGGCGGACCGGCCCCAGGTGTGTATCTTCGAGATGGCGGTAACAACGCTGGTACTATGCCCCAATTTGCTTCTACAGATGCAAATAACGGAATGATTGGTGGGTCACCAGTTAGCTTTGCTGAAGGTGGTATGATGACAGACCAGGGTACAGCTATTCGTCCTAATCAAGGTATGATGCCTCCAAGTGCAGGTACAGGCAGAACTTTACCTTCTGCAAGATTTAAAGTTGAAGCCCAACCGCCGCAGGGCGGAATGCCGCCAACTAGCCAACCACTCGGTGCTGCAGCACCAGCGCCAATGAGTGGTGCTCAAATCGAACAAGAAGCACAACGATTTGTGCAACAGCACCCAGAAGAGGTACAAAAAATCCAGCAAGTTATCGGTATTGCTATGCAGACCGGTGAGCTAACGCCGGAAGAGCTAAATACAGCAGTACAACTTGCTAAGACTGCACTTGCTCGTCCAGAGTCATACCCGCAAATTAGAGCATTTGCAGTGCAGAATGGACTAGCTACAGAACAGGACATTCCTGAACAAATGGACCAAGGTCTGCTTTACGCCCTTATTGTAGCTGGTAAGGCTATGCAAAGCGGTGCACCTACTGGTAACCAAGGTAATGCTATGCAAGGGCAAGGACCATCTCCGACACAGCATAGTGTCGTGCCTGAGTATAGAGAGGGTGGCATGACAGGTGATAAACCACATATTGCAAAGCTACATGCAAGAGAGTATGTTATTCCTGAAGATGCCTTAATTTATCACGGTAAGAAGCACTTCGATAAACTTGTAGAACAAGCAAGGACACCACCGAATGACGGAACAAACTAAGCCGCTACTGCTTTCCACTCAACAGCAACTCGCGACCTATTGGCCGCAGATTAAGCCGCTGCTTGAGAGTGCGCCTGTGACAGAAGAGTATACTGTTGATACTATCTACCAGTTGCTTATTTCGTCACAGATGTTTATGTTTGTAGTTTTGAAAGATACAGACGTTGAGTTTGTTATGCTCATTTCTGCTACTCCTTCGGAACAATTCCCTGTTGTAAATATTATAACAGTGGCAGGTAAGAATTTACGCACACAAATTAAGGAGTACTGGGAGTACTTTAAAGGATGGTGCGTTATGAATGGGGCGCGAGCTATTGATGCATACGTGCCAGAACGTATAGAAAAGCTCTTAGAACCCCTAGGAATAAAAAGGGAAACAATTCATGTCAGGCTTCGCCTCTAGTGTTATTTTGTCTGGTAGGGTATTTACGCCACCAGAAGTTCAGCCTGTAGAACAAGAAGCAGCAGGTAAAGTCGGCAAAGTACTAGGTGTTATCGCCGCTGTTGTGATGCCGTTTGCGGCTCCAGCAGTATGGGGCGCAATTGCTGGCAGCGGTGTTCTAGGTTCCGGCCTAGCAGCTGCAGCTGCAGCTGGTACTATGGGCACTATGACTAGTGTTCTCGGGTCCGCTCTTGTAGGCGGTATCATGAACGCCGGCATAGCATACGCATCAGGTGCTCGCGGCGGTGACGTTTGGCGAGCAGCTGGTATGGGTGCCGTGCAAGGTGGCCTAGGTGGACTCCGTGGCATTGGCTCTGGGGCCAGAGCCGCAACCGCAACTAGAACAACTGCTGGAACTAATATCTTGGGAGGCACAGGACCTGTGTCTCTAGTGCCGGGCACAGGTAGCGCGGCTGCAACGATCGGTAGTAGCATTACTGCAGGATTAACTCAAACTGCCCAATCTGGCGGTATCATGAGTAGGCTCGGTAGTATCTTTAGCAATCTACCAATTGACCGAATTGGTACAGCTATTACTAACGCCATCGCAAATGGTGAAAGCCAAGAGCGTCTAGATGCTCTAATGGTAGAACAACGCGCGGCACTCGCCGGACTTAATGCTCAAGAACAAGCGGCATATGCTCAACGTATGCAAGCAGCTGAACAAGTACTAGCTGCCGCTGGTCGTATGGACCCGGCTCGTGTGGCCTATATGCGTATGGCTGATGTTGCCGGTATTATGAACCGAGAGCATGACCAAGCGAAGCGTAACATTGCAGTGAAACAAGGTGGCTCACTTGACAGCGGCCAAGCTAAGGCTTATGAACGAAGCGGAAGACTTGAGATCGGTCGTCGTAAAGCCGGTGCCTGGGGCGAAGCTTATCAACAAGCACAGCAAGGACAAGCACAGCTATATGGACAAGCAGCAGGATTGTTTACCGGTCCAAACTATCAAGGGTTCCAAATTGGTTACGGCATGGAAGGCGACTACCAGCAAGCTACTAACAGACTTGCTCGCAGCACCGCTGGTGGGTTTGCTAGTATCTTTAACGAGAGAGACTACAACAGGTCTTCTTCACCAAGTCCATCGGACCCGCGAAATAATGGCGAAGACGAAGACCCGTTTGCAAGCGGGATGAATTGGCCAAATGGTTAAGGGAAGTTAAGATGGTAGATTTTCTTGGGCCCTCAGCCGGCATCGAAGGTGCAATCACTGACTGGGGTAATTACTGGGGTCAGGTTGATGAGCGCGCGCGTCTGCGGTATAATCACCGTGAAATTCGCGATGAACGTGAACGCGAAAACCAGTATCAACTAGACCGTGCACGTAGTAACCAAGCGGCGTACGCTGGACGAGCAGGGCTGTTTAATAACGCAGACGCACAATTCAGCGGAATGGGACCTCGCAATGTCCCTGCTGCACAAGCAGCAACAGCTGGACTCAGTCCGGAACAGGCTGCTGGAAATGCACAGTTTAGCGACTATATGACTAGACCTAGCAACTCAGGGCTGCCTACGGTTAATGTTACGCAAGAAATGGGAGACTACAACTTCCAAGGTATGCTTGCTTCACTGCCACAACTCATTGTGTCGGAAGAAGCTATGACGCCTATGCAACGCACTAGATGGGCACAATTACAACGTGCTTATGGCCGACTTACCCGTGGGCAGATGTCTGTGGATGATTACCGCGCTCGACTAGAAGTTGCTGTACGTGCAGGCATTGTTAACCCTACGCAACTTAATTCTTTCCCTACACAAGGTAACAGACAACAAGATGGTAGACGGCACGAGTACATTGATGTAACTCAGCAACAACCTACAGTAGACAGCGTTGAGCAAGCACCAAGTAATACCGGCGCACCAGTGGCAGGCCTTGCACAAGGACTATATTCTGGTGAAGCTACGACTCAAGACCCTAATTCTACAAGACCGCTTGATCCTGACACAAGTGCAGCGCTTACAGCTACACCTGAAATGCGTATGCTCGAAGCAGCTACGCAAGATCAACTTCGTTTGGCCCAGATTGCTGCACGCCATGGTCGTAACGCTGAAGCTGAGGAACACTTCGCTCAAGCCCTACAAGGTCAGGCTGCATATCTACAACAGTCACGACTTGTTATGCTTCGTGCCGCCTCGCAAGGACATCGTACTGCACTAGCTGATCTACTTGGTTTGTACAGTGGTCGTCCTGAAGGTACAACGCGATTGCAACCTGTAGGCAATAGCAACCAATACAATTTGCAAATCTTGGATGGACGCGGCCAATGGTCTAATACACCAAACGGTCCGTTTACGATTGAGCAGTTGTTCCAAACTGCGCGCGGCCTTGTGGATCGTGAAGCTGTAATGGCTGAGAGCGAAGCTAATAGTGAAGTACTTCGTGCTCGTATCGCAGCAGGCGCTGATATCCAAGTTGCTTCTATCAGGGCGCTTACAGATCAGCAACGTATGTATGTTGATGCAGCTATCGCTAACATGGAAGCAGGGTCACGTGAACGAATTGCCCAAGGTGATGCAGAATTTGTTGTTGACAGCGCAAACAATCGCGCGTATCTTCGGTGGTGGGAGCCAGGACCGAACGGTCAACCAGTACAGATTGTCAGGGAAGTAAGCGAACAAGACGTTCGTGTACCAGATACAAATGGTCATAGAACTGAACGACAAATGGTCGGTAGAAATGTTACAGGCATCAATGGCGTAAGAGGCAATTAATGTATAATAATTTTGCTGCGCAATATGCCCCTGAAGTGGCACTACCACCGTATGGCGAGTTTGATACACCAGAAACTGATGCAGGACTAACACCGCCGGAGCATCTGTATGACAGTAATGGTACGCCTTTGAACTATATTCAGAGTCAAGGTGGTCAACGGGAATTCCTTGTTCCTAGAGGACAACAGGTTTTTAGCGCACCACCTACGCCAAATACTACGCAAACACCGATACGCTTACGTGGTCGTACTCAACAAACACCGGACTACCCATTAGGTCCAAACACAGATACTCAACCGCAGAACCTTATGCGACCGGATATGCCTAGTGCAACCGCTCGTATTCCGCCTATGCAAAGCCAGTCACCACCTGTACAAGGCCAATCACTGCCTTATCAAGGACTAATACGCCCGCCTACGCCTAGTGCAACAGTTCGTATTCCGCCTAACCAAAGCCAATCACCGGTTAGCGGCAACACTCAACAACGAACCATGGAGGATCAAATTACTACTGCTGCTTTTGCTGAGCGAAACATGCAAAATAGAGTGGCTGATGCCGCTATTGCTGAACGTGTACTTCCAAGTACTCGTAGCCCAGTAAACAGCATCCAGAATGAATTTAATGCCGGCACTGCCGGAGGCCTTGGCACCCTCCAACGACTGATCGAAGATAGTCAATTCGGCGGAAGACTCTCCGAATTTATTTCTAGAATTCAAGGGCGACCGCTCGAAGGACCTAGACGTCGTGGCGCATCCGGCTCTCTGATGGAGAGCAATCTGAGAGGTATGTCAGACCCGCACGATAACCTAAGTTTCGTTGATAGCGAACCTACAGGTGCCGTGCCTACCGTCACACCTACATCCAGTATCAGATGGAATGGTACAATTACACAAGTTGGTCCTTATGAACAAGCTGGCCGCGCAGAAGAAGTGGCTGCTATGTTAAGGGCTCATAATATCCGAGTAACAAGCGTTACACGTACTAATAACGCTTCTCGTGGTGGACATGATCAAGGTAACTCGATTGACGTCGACCCGCAAGATCGTATTCGAGCAATGAATTTAATTGCTAGATGGTATCCGGGGTTAACTTCAGAGTCCTTTGATATCAGTGCTGGACAAAGGTTCGGCAGAAACGTTCGATCCACCGGGCATCACGGCCACATTGATCTAGGCCCGGTAGCCGGACCACGTCGTCGTGCAGTTAATAACACACAAACTCAATAAGAGAACATAAATGCTATCTGGCAATCCGCTACTTAATGATGATCGTAACCTGAACACTCAGGCAGGACTCGAACTTAATTCGCCTCCGGTAGGTCTAGGTAATCCATTGTTCGGTAGCGGATCGCCTGTATCAGGGCTACAGCCTCCTACAGGCTTGCAAAGCATGGGGCAATTCCAACAGGGTATTAACTCTGTTCTTGCCCCGCGTACGCCCGCCCCAACTATGCCTACACAAGGGCAGATTTTTTATAGTCCATCAACTGGTGATATCGTAGTTAACGGTGCAGAACCATTTAACGAACGAAATGCTTCGGCTGCTCTAGCATCAGAGCAATGGGCTAATCAACCTGCACGCCGTTTCACATTGCCAGATACGGCGTCTGATTGGCGTGAAATGCCGCGCGAAGAATACGCGGCTTACATCGATAGTATTCGCAATCCCAGTTTCGGTCGGCGAATGTCCGAAGCGAACCAACACGCATGGCGTGGTATGGGCGATGTAGCATTAGGCGCAGCACTTGCCGTTAATCCCGATTGGGAATGGGCGCAGACTGCTCGCGACAATCTACAACAAGAATTCGTTAACGATGCACCATTCCTGATGCAGTTCCAGGATATCCAGAACCCTGGAGATGCACTGACATATGTGTCACAGATGGCCATCCAAGGCCTGCCTTGGCTTGTTGAAACGCTTGTATCTATGGGTATCGGTGCCCTTGCAGGCGGTGCAGTAAGTGGCGGCGTTGGCGCACCAGCCGGTGCTGTTGAAGGCTTCCTCGCTAATCAAGCAGTACGCGCAGCTACTCGTCGCAGTATCGAGTCAGTGCTTCGTCAAAATCTGGTACTTGGTGC